AATACCATTGATGTTTTATGTCATAGTAATTCTTTAGGTGAAACTTTTGGGAATACTATCGCAGAAGCAATGATTAATAAAAAACCCGTAATAACCCATGTCGGTATGGAATCTTGGCCACAAGCACATAGAGAGTTGGTGGGTGATTTCACGGAGTTGTTTGTGTCGGATAATATAGTTGAAAACTATTCAAATTTAATGTTAAAATTGAAAAATGATTCCAGTTACTATAAAATGGTATCGGATTATTTGAAAACTAGATCTGATGATCTTTACGATTACATTAATGTATCAAAAAAGTATCTTAAACTATATAAAAATTTATTATGAGATTAGAAATTAATATGCAACAATTTGTAGATATTACAAAAAAATATTTCAAAGATGATGAAATAAAAAACATAATGGAAATTGGTTCATTACATGGCAAAGATTCTTTATTTTTCAAAACTTGTTTTCCAAACTCGAACGTTTATTGTATTGAAGGGTTACCTGATAATTATGAAAAATATTTGAAAAACTTATCAGAAATAATACCTATAAATATTGTCGTTGCTGATTATGATGGTAAAATTGAATATTATAAAAAAAACATAAATGGTTTACATGGTATACGTAATCGAGGTAATGAATATGGTAGTGAAATATTATTATTGAAATGTAAAACAATAAAAACAATATGTGACGATTATAATATTCCTAATATAGACTTGGTAAAGATAGATGTTGAAGGGGCAACTTATGAAATATTATTTAGTATGTCAGACATAATTAATAATATTAAAATAATGCATATTGAAACTGAATCATACCCTTTTTTTGAAAACCAAAAATTACACAAAGATGTTGTGAATTTTTTGACAAAAAAAGGATTTAGTATGGTTGATATGACAAGTGTCACTATAAACGGACAACAACAACATGATTCTGTTTGGATAAATAATAATTTTTTATGAAAAAAGGATGGTTAGTTAACGACACATTAACTTGTATACCAAATACAAAAACATTCTGGCATGATTTGTTAGAATGGATACCTAATTTAGAAGACAAATGTAACGGTTACACACCTTTTCATGTCTTACCTAATAATATTGAATTTGATGCCTTAAATAATGGTGTACCTGACTATATAATAAGGAATGCAACATATTTCAGACAAATGAATATACCGACTAAAACTATTAGTTTGTTACAAGATTTGACACCTAATAATTATGAACAAATTAAAGTTTGTAATAATTCCGATATTGTAGTTTTTAATTCACCATATACTCAATCACATTATGAAAATTTAATAACAAGTAAAACTGTCATGATACCTCTAGGTGTCGATTTCAACAAATTTAAACCTTTGAATTATAATTTCACTGATAATTTAGGATTATTACCAAATTCAATCCTTTTTATTGGGGCGGACAATATTACACCAAAAGGTTTTGACATTATGATTAATATCATTGAAAATACTAATTATAATTTTTGTTTAGTAATGAAAGATGATTTTTCGATTAAAAATGAAAGAGTCAAAGTTTTTAACCGCATCGATCATGATTTGCTGGTAAAAATCATGAATTCTTGTCAACTTTTGGTTTGTACTTCAAGAGTAGAAACTTTACATTTAGCGGGAGTAGAAGCTGCCGCATGCGGTTTACCATTAGTCACGTCAAATGTAGGTATATATTATAATAAACCAAATGGGAAATGGGGTAGAAACACAAAATCATTTGATTACAAAGATTTTATACGTGAAATTAATTACGTTATAAATAATAAAACTGAATTCGACCCTAGAAAAGACTTTATTGAAATGGGATTAACTACCGATTTTTGTAAGGAAACATGGTTGAATTTAATAAATTCATTATAAATAATGTTTACAAAAAATTAAAAACAATCATGTTTACAACATGGATTATTTAGAAACCTATAGTAAACTTTTTAGTCAAAAATATAACGAGTATGGGGGAAGCCCTGTGAGTGGTAAATATTCGATTGACTTTATTAAAAAAAACAACATAAAATCCATAATTGATATAAGCACGGGTACTGGAACTTTTTTAAAATTACTTTCAAGTGAAGTTTCGGATATACAAATAACTTGTACAGATTTGAATAAATTTAATAATTTGGATTACGAATTTATAAGTTTGGATTTATCAAATGATAAAGACTTTGAAAAAATTAAAAAGAATAGTTACGAACTATTAACTTGTTTAGATGTTTTAGAGCACTTAGATAAGTCATTTATTGAAAATGTTTTAAACAATTTTGCACAAATATCTAAAAATGTTATTTTAACAATAGCAAATCATCATGATATACAGAATGGTGTTGAATTACATACAATTATAGAAGATATGAATTATTGGGAACCTATCATTAGTAAATATTTTTATGTAGTTCATCAGGAAACCCATGAATTCCGGCAGGTTAATAATAACATTAACTATCTATATGTTTTAACTTTAGATAGTAAAATAATAGAATAAAATTTTAAAAAAATGAAAAAAAAAGTATTGTTATGTGGAGGAGCAGGTTATATTGGTGGGTTGACTTGTGACTATCTAATTAGAGACGGATTTGAAGTAACTGTTTTTGATAATTTATTGTACGAAAATAGGTTCTTAAAAGACATAAATTTTATTTATGGGGATATTAGGGATACTGAAAAACTATATAACGTATCCAAAAATTTTGATATAATAGTTTTAATGTCTGCACTTGTTGGTGATCCAGCATGTAGTGTCGATCAACACCTTACTGAAGAAATAAATTACAAATCAATTAAAGACTTTTGTGATGTGGTTTTACCTAACAAACATTTAGTTTTTATGTCTACTTGTTCCGTTTATGGTGCACAAAATGGATGGTTAAATGAAGAAAGTGAAACAAACCCATTATCGTCATATGCCTCGACAAAATTAGCCGCAGAAAAATACATTTTACAAAAAGGTGGTACTGTTTTTAGATTGGGCACCGTATTTGGTTTAGGTGACACCTATAGTCGTTTAAGGATGGATTTAGTTGTAAATGTTTTGACAATGAAAGCAGTTAAAGAAAAAGAAATAACAATAAATGGTGGTGAACAATGGAGACCAATAATAGCGGTGAAAGACATCGCCGAATATGTTACTGAAGCTTGTAAAGAAAAATATTCAGGAATATTTGTTTTAGCAAAAGAAAATGTTATAATTAAAGAACTAGGTGAAAGGGTAGCTAAATTGATTCCAGGAACTAAAATAAACTACACTGAAATTAGTTTTCAAGATGCAAGAAATTATAAAGTTGATAATTCAAAGTCATTAAAAGTTTTTAAATATAAACCACAGGTAACCGTAGAAGACGAAGTTATCAGAATGGTAAAAATGTTTAATGAAAATAGAGTATCAAATCCAGAAGATAAAGTATATCATAATGGGGCATATCTAAAAAATAAAAAAGAAAAAAATGAATTAGTATGAATGGTACAAAATTAATAAATGGTGGTATTTCTGTTGATGATAGAGGTACTGTGCGTTTTGTTAACGACTTCAATTTCCAAAATGTAAAAAGATTTTATCACGTAGAAAACCACAGTAAAGGGTTTATAAGGGCTTGGCACGGACATAAAAAAGAAGGTAAATATGTTTATGTCGCATCGGGTTCGGCACTAATTGGTGTTGTAAATATGGAAACCAATGAAATTTCAAAATACATTTTATCAGATAAATCACCTAAAGTACTTTTTATCCCACCAGGTAATTTTAACGGATTCAAATCATTAGAAGAAAACACTAAATTGTTATTTTTTTCAACGACAACATTGTCTGAAAGTTTAGACGATGATATAAGAGAAGAACACAATAAATGGAATATCTGGGAAGAAAATTATAGATAAAAAATAAAAATTATGAAAGTTTACATTATAGGAAATACAGGAATGTTAGGTAACTATGTATCAACATATTTATCTGAATTTTATGAAATAGTTAATGTTGGAAGGAAAGAAATTGACGCATCAAAAATTGACGAAAATAAATTAAAAAGTCAATTAATTAATATTGACATAAAAGAAAATGACATTTTAATTAATTGTGCAGGAACTATCAAACCAAGGGTAGACGAATTAGGAGATTTGAATGCAATTTTAGTCAATTCTGTTTTCCCAAGAATGTTGTCCAATGTTTGTAAATTGTTGGGTGTTAAAATGATTCATCCTACTACGGATTGTGTTTATACGGGTAATAAAGGAAAATATAACGAAAACGATAAATACGATGTTAGCGATGTGTATGGTATGTCAAAAGCACTGGGTGAGCCCGATAATTGCACCGTAATAAGAACATCAATTATTGGTGAAGAAATAAATCAAGGTAGATCTTTAGTCGAGTGGATTAAATCCGAAAAAAACAACACGGTAAACGGATTTACTAATCATTTTTGGAACGGTATGACGTGTTTACAATTTGCAAAAATTTGTAAAAAAATTATTGACGAAAATCTTTTTTGGAATGGGATTAAACATATTCATTCTAACACAGTTAATAAAAAAGATTTGGTAGAATTAATCAGTGAAATATACGGATTAAACTTAAAGGTGGTTCCTGTGGAAGCTACAAATTTTTGTGACAGAAGTATTACGTCTATTTATGATAAATTTGTAGACGTACCAAATCTAAAACAACAAATTGAAGAAATGAAAAATTTTTCACAAAAGTTGTATAAATAAGAAAAATTTCATAATGACAAGAAAAAAACCACAAACTCAAAGTGAAGAACCTGAAGGTAAACCGTTTTCAAGAAAAGACTTCATAAATTCTGTTATTAAGAAAAAACAAAAAAATAAGTTTTTATCACCAAATCAAGAAGATTACTACAATATCCTCAAAGAAAATCAAATCACAATTTGTTCAGGACCTGCAGGTGTAGGTAAAAGTTACATAGCAATGAAAGCTGCGGTTGATTTACTTATGGATTCCTCGAATAGTTATGAAAAAATTATTATTGTACGTCCAGCGGTTGAAGCCGAAGAAAAATTAGGCTCATTACCCGGTAATTTAGAAGAAAAGTTAGATCCATATATTTTTCCATCCTACTACCTTTTAAATAAAATTATTGGGAAAGATGCCCGTGAAAAATTAAAAGATGCTGAAGTTATAGAAGTTTTTGCATTAGCATACATGCGTGGTATGAACATAGACAATTCTATTTTGATTTTTGAAGAAGCACAAAACGCAACACCAAATCAAATGAAATTACTATTGACAAGAATCGGTTATAATAGTAAATTCTTTATATCTGGTGACTTGGAACAAACCGATAGATATAAAGATAAAAAACAATCGGGATTGTACGACGCACTTCAAAGATTTAATAATATAAACGATATTGGTGTGTATGATTTTAGAAACGCTAAAAACGTTAGAAATCCTTTGATTGGAAAAATTCTTGAAAAATACGATGAAGAAAATAGGAATTGAAGTTAATGGTGTTTTACGTGATACTATTGGTAAATTTAAACAATTATATGAAAAACATATGATTGATGAAAAAACTGACGATGACATTGTATCATATGAAATTGACGAATCAGGAAACACTAGTCAGGTATTACAACAAGAAGTATTCAACTATGAAATCATTAGTGATGTTACATCATTAGATTTAACAAATCATTTTAGATTTAAAAATGAAGAAGAACTATATAGTTTTATGTATGAAGATTTTGCAATGCAAATTTTTGGACATGCCGGTTCTACAGAAACTTTTACTTTTAACGACTTGAATGAATTTTATTTGAAATATAGGGATGAATATGAAATTTTGATTGTTTCAGATGAGGTTGGTAAATCCAAACCTGCAACATTATTTTTCTTATCAAAGTTTGGTTGTTTAATTGAAAAGATAAAATTTTATTCAAAATCAACAATTCAAACAATGTGGGATGAGGTAGACATTTTACTTACGGCAAATCCTGATTATATTACAAATACACCTGAAGGTAAAACAATAGTAAAATACAAAACAGAATACAATAAAAATATCGAAACTAAATACGAAATAGATGTTCTAAAAGGGTTCGATGAAATAATACAAAAAATGACAGTATGTTAAAATTTTTAGGAGAAAATTATTATTTAGACATCGACGAAATCGAAAAACGTGTAAGTTTTGAAGGAACACAAAACAAAGAAGAAAATTTCAGTGGTACACCCGAACAACAAATAAGTGTTACCAAGTATGAAATTTTAAAAGGTATGGTTGATGTTATTCTAACAGAAAGGGAAGACATTGACGAAGGACTTGGAGCACATGCTGGTAAAGACTTATCCATACCATTCAAATTTGCATTTAATACACTATTAATAAACCGTATAATTAAAAATTTATAAATAAAATGGAATTAGAAAAAATTCAAAAAATTGAACAATCGGTATCAAACCTTGAAAACAAACAATCAAGAATTTATTTTTTGGTTCAAGATACCAAAGGTAACCCAAGAGCGGGTATCAGACACATTTATGACATGGCACTTGTGTTAAGAAAAAATGGTTACAACTCAATTATCATGCACGAAACAAGTGAATATAAAGGTGTTTCTGAATGGTTAGGTGAAGAATATATGGAAATACCACACCAAGTAATTGAAGGACAAAACTTACCAATAGCACCTGAAGATTTTGTAATAATACCTGAAATCTATGGGCACGTTATGGAACAAATTAAAAATTTACCATGTGCAAAAATTGTCCTATGTCAATCGTATGATTATATGTTGGAAACATTACCACCTGGTGTGAATTGGAGTCAATACGGTTTTATGAAATGTATTACCACTTCAGAATACCAAAAAAATTATATCAATCAAATTATGAGAAATGTAAGTATTGATGTATTATCTATTAATATTCCTGAAGTATTCACTAAAAAAGAAAAACCATCAAAACCAATTATTGCAATTCATACAAGAGAACCAAGAGATACAGCAAAAATTATTAAAACCTTTTATTTAAAGTATCCTCAATTTAGATGGATAACATTTAGAGACATGCGAGGTATTACACAAAAAGATTTTGCAAACTTTTTAAAAGATTCATTCGTATCTGTATGGGTAGACAATGAATCAGCCTTTGGGACTTTTCCTTTAGAATCAATGCTTTCAGGTACACCAGTAATTGGTAAAATACCATCATTGAAACCTGATTGGATGACAGAAAATAACGGAGTATGGACTTATCAGTTTAATGAAATTGTAGACATTCTTTCAACTTTTACACAAAATTGGCTCGAAGATAATATTTCTGAAAATTTATATGAAGAAATGTCTAACACAGCAAAAGAATTTCAAAATAGAGAATCTTATGAATCAAATATTGTGACTTTGTTTGATTCATATTTTACAAAAAGATTAGAGTCGTTTTCTGAACAATTAGAAAAAATAAAAGTAGAACAATAAAAAAATATTATGGAAATGAATAAATTTAATGTATCAGTAATTTTACCAGTTAGTTCTTCAAATGTAAGGGATTTTGATAGTCTATTTGAAAGAAGTATACAATCAATTAAAAATCAAACAGTCAAAATTAATGAATTAATCATTGTACATTCACAAGACGAAACACTTAAAAATAAGTTGGATTCTATTGACTTTGAAAACATAAATGTTGTCAAGATTGAAAATACTGGTGATACTGACTTTTCATCACAAGTTAATTTGGGTGTAAAAAATGCTACAAGTAAGTGGGTGTCTGTTTTGGAATTTGATGATGAATACTCTGCAATTTGGTTTAAAAATGTGAAACGGTTTGAAGAATCATATCCTGAAGTTGATACTTTTTTACCGTTAGTTGTTGATACTGATGATAAAGGTGTGTTTGCTGGATTTACAAACGAAGCAACTTTTGCAGTGAGTATTAATACAGAAATGGGATATCTTACAAATGATTTACTTTTAAATTATCAAAATTTTCAAACCAGTGGTATGGTAATTAAAAAATCAGTGTTTGAAGACAATGGGGGATTTAAACCATCTATTAAACTTACATTTGTATATGAATTCCTTTTAAGACTTACATATAATTCGGTAAAAATTATGACAATTCCAAGAATCGGTTATAAACATACGAACATGAGGGAAGGTTCTATTTTTTGGAATTACAAATTTAGCGACGAAAGAATTTCAGACACTGAAGTTAGTTTTTGGTTAGAAACGGCAAAAAAAGAATACTTTTTCACTACCGATAGAAACATAAAATTCGAACCACAAGAAGTTTAATGTTTATTTCAGGTGAAAATGAAACAACCAGTATAGAATTTAAAAAGACGAATAAAGTAAAAAAAAATAATTACTTTGACGTTCGTGAAGAGCAGGCAGTTAAAGATTACCTTTTATCTAACTCTCGTGAAGAAAAAGAATTTATCTATAATACGTGTCTTCGGGAACCATTGAACAAAATGATAGAGTCAATTATCCGAAGATACAAATTATATAGAAGAGATATGAATTTTGAAGATAATCATTCAGACACACATTCTTTTCTAATGACAAAAATTGATAAATTTAAACCGGCAAAAAATAAGAAGGCGTATTCTTATTTTGGTACTATTTGTAAAAACTATCTTATGGGGCAAATCCAAAAAGATCAGAAAGACACAAATAGAAAAATTTCTTATGAAGATATTTCATCAACATTAGAAAATCGTCCTGATATGATTTATTATTTGGAATTTGAAAAAATTGATGCCGAAAAAGTTATAGATACATTTTTGAGTGACTTAAGACTTTACGTTCACAATAAAATAGAAAATGAAAATGAATTAAAACTAGGTCACGCACTTATTGAATTATTTGACAATTATGGAAATATTTTCATTGGTAATGATAATAATAAATTCAACAAAAACATTGTATTGTTATCGTTAAGAGAAATGACTAATCTAAACACTAAAGAAATTAGAATTTACTTAAAAAAATACAAAACTTTATATTTAGACACACTCAAAAGAATTCACAATTCATAAATGATAAAATAAATATTTATTATTATGAACAGGACAAGAAAAAAAGAAATTACACTTAACAAAGATTCTGTGTTAAGTTTGATGCAAGAAATTTATAATGAACTAGTTGAACAAAGAGCAACCGCTTTAAGAATTCAAAACAAAATGCTTTCACTTTTGAAAGATGCCGAAGATATGACTGTTATCGGTCCAATTATCAAAGAACAACAAAAAATCATAAACGACACAATAGAAAAAAAATTAAGTCTTTCTAAACTTCAATCCACAATATGGGAAAAGAGTAATAGTAGTAAAGATGAATCTTTCACTTTAAATGATGTTGATGACGACATAATTCAAAATTTAATCAAAAGAGATGTCGATAAAAGTAGTGATCAAAAATATACTTTAGATTAATTATGTCTACAAGAAAAAAATATGATGACGCCAAAAGCAAAGTGGATTCTTATAAAACTGTAAGAGATCAGAAAAGAAAAGAAGCCCAAGAAAGAAGGCAAGCATCAAAAGAAAATTTAGATCAACGAAAACAAGATGCAGTAAAACAGATTAATGACTTTAAAAAAGATGCAAAAAATAAAGTCAAAGAAATTAAATCACAAGTAAAAAATCAGTTAGAAGAACTGTTAGATATATACAAACAAATACTTCCAAGTGGTGGTGGAACAGGTAATGGGCTTTCAACATTAAGTGTTTTATTTTTAGAAGCATGTGAAAACACCAAAAATAGAATGCAAGAAATACTTGTAGAGGAAATAATATCTACTATTGGGTGTTCAGAAGAACAAAATTTTCAAGCAGATATTCCTATTTACATCAAAGTAAGTCAAATAGATTTATTCAAAATATTAAAAGACGGTCCTGATGGTGAATTTGCCAAATTTTATTATGAAAAGGCAGACACACCTAATGGTACTTTACCTTATTCAATGAATAGAGAACTATATAAAAGGTTACAATCACCACAATCCTTTGTACAAGAATATGGTAGTAGGTATATTGGCTCATCTGGTGCTGGATTGTTTAACATTAGATATGTCGATCAATACACAGATGCAAATAACGTAGTTCAATATGGTGATTTTTATGAAGTCACAGTATCATCACAACCAAATGGAAACATATCTATTACTAATTTTCTTTTTGATTATTTTGAAAGTATTCAGTTATTTAACATAGAAGACATTGCAACAAATTTATTAAATTATTTTTTAGGTTCATTAAGTTTTGGACTTGAAACATCAAAAGCAGATTTAACAGAATTAGAAAAATTCTTTAAAATCATAATGCGTATTATGGGACTTTGTTTCGATCCAACAAAAAAAATAGATGTTGCAGGAACCGCAAAATTACCTGAATTTGACATTATAGATGATGATTTTTTTGAAGTTACAAATCAAGAATTAAGACAAATTGAATATAATGTTGAACTTACAGTTAATGGTTTGGTTGAGTTTGAGGATTGTGGTAACGTTCAATTACCAGTTAACCCTCAAGCAACTGTCAATATTTTAGAAGAAATAATAACAGAGGTTACAATACCTAACAAAATCAAAAAACTATTTAAGGGATTAAATGATACCGCAAATGATCCTAATTGGCAAAATCTTATCGCACCAACAGTAGATATCAACGCTAATTTATTATTGAATTTAATTAAAAGTTTACCAATGTTACTTGTTAAAATAATTCTTTCACCAAAAGTAATGTTGGGTTTTATTGTCATGTTAAAATCTATAGTGGCAAACATTGAATTAAATTATTCTAATCTTGAAGAATTTTTAAAAGTATTCAAAAAATTTATAGTTAATTTTTCTAGAAGAATTTTTGCAATATTCATTGAAGAAATATTCAATATAATAAAAAGAGAGATTAAGTTGTTAGTAGAAAGTCTTATTCTTGATATCGTAAAAGAAGCAAAAGATAAAAGAATTCAGATGTATTCGACAATTATTTATATTTTACAACAACTTGTTCAGGCATTTATAGATTTTAGAAGTTGTAAAAGTGTTATTGATGAAATATTAAAACTATTGAATTTAGGACTTAGTCAACTTAATTTAGGTTTACCACTGTTTGTACTTGCTGCTGCCGATTTACTTGGTGGAGTTTCAGATACAAGAGCCTTTGCAAATGTTATAGAAAATTTACAAAGGGCAGGTTTACCAACAGGAGATAATGGTGATGGTTCACCAAATAGAATGAATCAAGCTATGTTTGGAATGATTAAAGGACAGAATAAAGAACAGGCACAAAATGGAAAAACTGAAGTATACATACCAAATATAATTGGAACTGCAGGTCCTTATCCAATATTAACTAAACCAACTAAAGGTGTCGGTAAATCTTATTAATAATGAAATCAGAAGACGTACTTGAAATATTGAAAGATTATAAAAATGCATCAAATAAAGATATAATTGGTGTTATGGATTTTTTAATTGAAGATTTTAACAAAACAAAGGATTTAATAATGAAACTTACACACCATTTGGACGCAACTGAAAATAGTTACAATAAACTTTTAGATGAATACAAAAAAAGAATAGATAATGCCTGAAGAAATAAAACAAACCCCAAGGGATTTACCATTCGATATAACGCAAAATTTCTTTTTTGGTAGATGTTTGGACGCAAATGATCCGTTGATGCTTGGACGAATTAGGGCAGTATCAACAACGGATAACTACGAACAAAGAATACAATCTGCAGTTGGTTTCGATCAGTTTGGTACGTTTGAAAAAAATGGCCCATGGTCAGATAAAGATCCTTTTATATTTTTATCTTATTTACCTTACTTCATAAACCAAGTCCCACAAGAAAACGAAATGGTTATGTTGTTCTATTTTGATGCACGAAACAGATCAGGTAGAAACAAGTTTTATATGATTGCACCTTATTCATCACCGATGACAATTAAGTTTGAAGATTTTCAATCGGCAAGAACAAGACTTGATTTTGGTAGACAAAATTCATCTATAAGTTTTCCACCAATTAAAAATGGTAATGGAGAATTTAAAAATCCAACACAAAATAAAGGGGTTTTTGTTGAACCTTCAGACATTTCATTAAATGGTAGGGATAGTGCAGATATTATTATTAAAAATAATGAACTTTTATTACGTGCAGGAAAACATTTACCATTTGAAAGAGGACAAATTCCTGTTGCTAATGATAACAGGGCATTCATACAGTTGACTAATTTCGATAAACAAACAGTAAATGGTGCAACAAAAGAATATCGAAGACTTACAAAACAAAATTTAAAATTTAAATATTTAATTGAGTATTATTGTTTGAATCCTGAAACACAATTTGATGTTTATACAGGTGGAGTTTTAATATATGAAGTACCCGATAATCCATTTTCGAGTGAAATGCAAGTTGGGTTTTTTGGTTATGGTACAAATTACACCGGGGAAACTAATTTGATATATCAAAAACAAATTAATTCTGTAAGTGGTGTAACAGAATTTGCAAAAGAAATTAATGACGTAATAATTAATTTCAAAGATACTCCAAATCTTATTACATCAACAGCAAATGGACAACAATTTCCATTTTATTACAGACCTGATTTAAATTTCAGAAAGATTTTAACAGAACTTACCGGAAATATTGATTTGGTTAAGTTAGGAAATTTAACAAGAATACAAGATGCCGTTAGATTGTCTACCACACAAGAAATTGCAGGATACGGTACAGTTTTAAACAAAAAATTGGATCAAAACATTCCATTAGAAGCCGTTGATGAAAAAGTGACAGAAAAAATAACAGAAAAAATTGATAATTCTGTAGGTATTGTTGGTGCAAATCAACTTTTCTTTTTATCACATAAAACAAATATTGAAGGAAAATCACCTGGTGTTGATTTAAAAAATACAATATATGGTGTCGATTATGATGCAATTGTTGATAATTTAGAACCAAGTACATCACCGATGGTTAGGGGTGATGAATTAATGGATTTATTACAATTAATTGTTGAATTTTTATTAACCCACGATCACCCATACCCGATGTTACCACCAACACCAGTTGCACTTTCGTCAAATATATCAACACAACAAGTATTAACTAAACTACAAGAAGCCTACGATAAAGTATTGAACAAAAATATTCGAATCAATTAAGTATTTATATATAAAAAACAAATGTCTATATATAAATCTTATTTTGATAAGTCGGATACGTTACTTTATAATTCATATACCAACACTTCAAGAAACCCAATTGTTGAATTGTTTTATGGTAGGTTGGATAATGTAGGTATACCATTTGGTTTTAGTCGTTATATTTTTGATTTAGATTTGACAAATCTAACAAATCTTCTTAGTGATGGTGTAATATCAACGGATTGTACTGGTTTTAATAACATCAAACATACGTTAAGAATGACAAACACTTCTTTTTTTGATAGTGATTTGTTAAATGACAAAACATCACAAGGTAGAAGAAGGGCAACTTCATTTGATTTAATACTTTATCGAATTCCACAAACATCAGGAGAAACAGGGACACCACAAAGTTGGGACAGTGGTGTTGGGTACGATTATTACGATTATAAAATAAATCCATATAACGACAAATCTTATTCTGATAGACCTGTAAATTGGTTTCAAACAACAACAATATCTAATTGGTCTTTGCCAGGAATTTATGACAACACTAATTCACAATTATCACTAACAGGTGTTAATTTTAGTGCTCTTACAATAATTGATACTCAACATTTTGAATTCGGAAATGAAGATATTGAATTCGACATGACAAATGAAATCAATGGTATATTAGATGGGAGTATAATGGGTGTTACAGGTTGGGGCATTTCTTTCTACCCACAAGTTGAAAATATATCGGGACTTACTGAAAACTATTCGGTAGGTTTCTTTTCACCACACACACAAACGTTTTACGAACCATTTTTGGAAACTTCTTATAATGATTTAATTATCGACAATAGAACAACGTTTTACGCAGGAAATAATAACAACTTGTATTTGTTTGTTTATCAAAATGGAAATCCTGTAAATTTAGATCAAAATCCATTGGTTGACATTCAGGACATGAACGGTTCTTTTGTTTCTGGATATATTAATTTACCTACTTGTCTTGTAACAAAAGGGGTTTATAAAGTCCTTGTAAGTAATTTAACAGGTGCAACAACACCTTGTTTGTATTATGATATTTGGAAAGGACTTAAATTAAATGGAGCAAATTTATCCAACCAAGAAAATGAGTTTGTTTTACTTGAAAAAAATGGAAACATTAAAATTGGTGCAACTACTGAAACTCCGAAATTATATGGATTTGATTTTTTTGGAATTAAACAAAATGAAAAAATATTGAACACTGATGTTAGAAAAGTAAATGTGATTATAAAACAAGCATATACGTCAAGTCAACCATTATTTAATGTCGAAGCATATTACAGAGTTTACGTTAGGGAAGGTGCAAATACTGAAGTTCAAGTTCAAGATTGGACAAGAATTAATCAAACTGTAGATGGTTATTATTTCATTTTTGACACCACTGATAAAATACCAAATGAATATTTTATAGATATAAAAGTTAACACTGATAGAAATATTGACACTTATAAACGCGAATTACAATTTGAAATAGTAAATAAGAAATAATTATGTCAAGAGATTTAACAGTTCAAAAATGTTGTGGCGATTCGGTAATAAATATTATAGTTGACGACCGAGTTAGTGCAATCACAACAGGAAATACCTATTTATTTACACTTTTAACTGAACCAAATACTACGGATTGTTATACTGTATTAATAATAAAAGATACTGAACAAATAGTAAATGCAACACTTGATGGTTCTTACACATCTTGTGAAGAATGTTTGAGCGGCATTACAACAGCGGTAAGTGTTGTTGATTGTGTAAGAGGTGAAACTTATTTTATTGACATTAATACTTTTACAACTCTTCCGACAATTGATGATATATATTATTTGTCATTTTCATTAGAAGATAGTATTAAAACGTTGTGCGCAACTATTGAATGTTTTGTTACACCAAGAGACGGTGATTTTATTTATTCTTTGGCATCAATAAGTGATTCGTATACGGGTTGCACTGAATGTTTAACCAATAATTTTTCAGTTTATTCGGTAAATACTTGTTTGGAACCTACTACCACTTACTTGATTGCATTTCCTCTTGGTTTTGATTATACCAATTATGTAGTGACTTTTATTGATAGTTTTGGTGATATACAATGTGGGATTGTTGATGTTATTCAAGAAGGCACCGAAACATCCGGAACGTTAGTTTCTGTTTTAGGTACAAAATTTGAAGTTACTTGTGAAGATTGTTTAGCAATTAGTAACGAAAAAAGAATTATAACAAATTGTTTAACCCGACAAGACGAAGTTGTATGGGGTTCTGTGTTTTACGAAGGAAATGAAGTATCAAATCTTTCTACCATCGATGGGTGTTTTGAAGTGGGCGATTTGACAGAATCGGCAGTAACAATAAATACTTTTTTAAACTTCGATCCACAACCTGATTGTCAAGAATGTATTCAATGTAATGGTTTATATTATTCTTATTCGAGTTGTACTAATACAGGTCCGATTGGAAACATAACTTATGACACGGGTGTAGGATTATTAGATGGAGAATATCTTAATCTGACAGGCACAACAGATGGTAATGGTGTAGGTGCTTATTTTGACGTAACCGTTCAGAGTGGTAGTATTTTGAATATAGGTTTTTTTGGTGGTATTGGATATCAAGTTGGTGATACTATATCGATTTCATCACCTCCTTTTGGTGGTGTTAATCCATTTATTATAGAAGTAACAAGTATTTCAACTACAGGTACTGTTTTTTCGTATAAATACGTTCAAAACCCAATAGGTAAAATATTTTATGTCCCACAACTTAATGATTGTGTTGAAATCACAGGTATTGAAATTAATGATGCATATTATGCTGTATCAAGTTTCGAAGTTTTTGAAAGTTGCACAGAATGTCAAGCAAATGCCGATAATTATTATATTTGGTTAACTGAAGAGTGTGGAACTGGTTACAATAACATTGTTGTATTAACTTCAAATTCATTTACAACAGGTGATTACGTAAAGGTATTAAGAGGAACCTCGGAATTTCAGTGTCAAAAATTATTGTCACCCTACACGTATGTTGGTGGAAGTGGTATTGCTTATATTTCAAACACGTTGACTCCTTTTGATGATTGTGCAACGTGTAATACTGGAACATTAATTGGTGCATCTATTGTCAAATGTGGTGGTGGAAACCAACAGTTTGTTAATATCCCAATTGATATTTGGAATATAATGGCTTATACAGACGGACAATTAGTGTTTGTGACTCAAAATTATGGACAATGTTATATTTTATTAAATAATTGTCCATTAGAACCAAATTACACAACTATAACCCCCGTATCGACATATTATAATTGTATCCAATGTGCTTTTGACAACACAAGATTTCCAAGAAGTGCAAATACAGAAACTTTAATATGTGTCGTTTGTTGTGATTGTGGTTCTTCAGGAAGTACAATAACACAAGTGGCACCACCACATCCAGTATATACCGATCAATATGGCATTGATGTGACACAAATGAATATGGTGGTACTTGGTGGTCCGAGAGGATTGAATAATTAAAACATAATGATATTTATATAAAAAAGAAAAAATGGCAAATTATATTGTAGAAGGTTGTTTAGATGGTTTAGAGTATATTGTATCGGCATCTACAACACTATCACCTCTTGAAGTTATTGGTTTTAACTTTGGCGAAGAATCAGAAATTTGTGGTACAGTTATATCTGTAACTGAAGATGAACCCATACCGTTATATTCTTATTCACACCCTTATACTGATTGTTGTGATTGTTTCACGGGCGGTACTTTACAATCTTTGGAATTTCAAAACTGTGACGGGACAACTTTTTTATACAGTATAAGTGGTTTTTGTGAAGTTTATGGTAGTAACCCAAGAAAAGATGAGGTATTCCAATTTTCTGAAAATGAAGTATTCTTTTGTGCTACATTTATAGATGGAAAAGAAGATTTACCTGATGAAAACAATTATTTTCCTGAAGCCGGACCATTTGTGAGCTGTTCTGATTGTGAAAGTGATATTCCAAGAAGTGCAAATACAGAAGCAACCGTATGTGTGATTTGTTGTGATTGTGGTGCGACAGGTAGTACAATAAATCAAATTACACCACCTAACCCAGTGTGGACTGACGGTTTTGGTACTGATGTAACACAACTAAATATGATAGTTCTTGGTGGACCTAGAGGATTAAATTCTTAACTTATGAAAAATATTAATAACATCATCAAAAAAGTATTGATGGAAACCCGTCAAGAATCACAAAGATATATGTTCTTTTCAAATCTTGAACAAATGAAAAGACAATGTGAAACATTATTGGAGATGGACAAATCTGAAATTGAACAAATTTTAGATCACGGACATGATTGGGCTCAAGACCATATTGCAGAAGCAAAAAACAACATGGATCAAGTTTTTGATTTTCTAATGAACGAAATGAAAGGTGGTGATATGTCATCTGAAATGGATATGGAAGATGATGAGGTAATGATGGAAGGTAGAAAAAAAACAGGAACAAAACTATGTGCTAGAGGTAAATCTGCAGCAAAAGCAAAATTTGATGTTTACCCTTCGGCATATGCAAATGGTTACGCAGTTCAGGTGTGTAAAGGAAAAATCAAAGGTCTTGACGGAAAAAAACGTTGTTCAGGTACGTATTGTTAGAAAATTTTATTATCTTTGTTCTTCAACAAATAAATTTATATGAAGAACAGAAAAGTATATGTGTTAAGAACTGGAGGACTTTCTAAAATTGATAATCGGTTTCATTTTCACGATATTGAAGTTTTTTCTTCTGATAAAAAAATTAATTATGAAGTCAGAAAAAGAATTGAAATTAATAAAGGAACTAATGTCAGACATGACGAAGGATTCTGTGGTTATGGAACATATCAAAATACCTTGATTACTTACGATTCAATAGATATTGATGAAAATCCAATAACAATCAGATATGAATTATTAGAAAAAAAGTTAAATTAAAGAATAGATAAAATACTCTTTACAAGAAAATCAACAGATTCCTTTTGAGTTCTTTTCTTTTTTGGTTTATATGATGTCATTACAGGTTTTTGTCCTTTTCCTGTTTGTGTATCTTGTTTTTCCGCTTTTCTTTTTTGTTGACATGCTGCTCTTTTTTGTACATCTGTCATGTTTCTTGCAACACCTACGGCTCTACATTTAGGATAACCCTTCGATTCACCTTCAGGTCTACCACACGGTGGATGTCCTCCACCTTTCTTTTTCCTACAAATGTTAACCCAAGGACCTTGTGGTTGTTTAGTACCTTTACCTTTCTTTTTTGTTCCAAACCATACTGCCAAATCTTCATTTAAAACAATTGAATCCAAATCAACCCATTCTTTTAATGGAACAAACTTCAAGTTTTTACCTGGTGTTTGATTTATTATTCCACCATCTTCGTCGTTAGGTGTTTTGTGTTTTTTGTTATATAAAGATATTTTTTTGGCTTTAGTTTCAAGACTTTTAGCCTTTTTTTTACTCATATCTAATGAACCGTCATAACTATCATATTCTAATTCGGCATTGAAGAAATTAGATACTTTAGTATCGAAAGGTCCAAGTTCTTGTTTACCCCAATCGATTTCACCCATAGACAAAGGTCCGTTATATGAACCGGCATACCTATCGGAATTTGCTTCTTTAACTACTTTTTTTATTATATTATTTAAGTCCATTAAAATGTGGATTTATAAATAAATATCTGAAAGTTTATAAATTTATTGTTTATAAACTCTTTTCATTGAACCGTCATCATAAACTTTGAAATAAACACCTGTTGCAGACATAACATCAATTTCTTGTCCTGTAATATTAATATACTTTACCACTTTTTTATCTAAAGACACTATGTTAAAAAATTCAGTAGTTCCATCATAGTCAGTTTGTGAAAGTCTATAATAATTAATCATATTTCTTGAAAATGTTTCATCTGAATATGAATAAGAAAGTTCTTGTGTTGATTGCCCTGCGGCAACTATTTTTGTCACTTCTTCCCAATTTTCACCATCATTAGACCTTTCCAAGGTAAAATAGTTATTGTTGTGTTCAGAAGCAGTTAACCAATATAATAAGTTACTACTACCATTATTAACACCATCAAAACTTATTAATTCTATTGGTAACGCACTTATTCTTGATACTGTTACGTTTCTACAATTAGCATCATCTAAACAATACCCATTTGCATTTATGTGAACATAGTAAGTTGCATTTATTGATGCCGTAAAATCTAAAGGAGATGAACCATAAGAAACGACTGTTCCGTTAGGTGTTGAAACTGTAACTGTAACCCAATCAGTAGGTATACTTGATAATACAGTATAAGTTACTCCAGCAACACCATTATTCCATTGGCTATATTCATCTGTGTATTGTCCATTACCCGCTGAACACAATGTGGTTACGTCAGGTGTTGTGGTTGTTGGTAGGTTTTCTACACTCCAAGCTGTTGTATTCAAACAAGGACCTGGTGGTGGTGGAGGTGAACACGTAAATGCTAAACTAAAAGTTGATGTTGTACTATATCCGTGTACAAGTATAAAATATGTTACACCTGGTGTTGAAGTCCAAGAATACGATGCTGCAGTCCCCGTACACGACGGTCCGTTATCATCTATACCACCTACACAAACAGGTGTTGTACAAGAACCTTGAAACACTGACATCTTACTGTCCCAAGCTGTGACACACAGAGATGCGGTCATTACATCTCCGGTGCCAACAACTTTATACCACACACCTCCCGTCGTTTGTGTGGTCCCACAAGAACCTCCTTCACCTGCACCTGTTAGGGTTGAACCCACAGTAGTTCCCCCGACTAATGAACCACAAGTAATTGTAGTCGCATTACATATTAAATCATTAGCAGGTGCAACAATTGGACAACCCAAATTAAATGTTACATTATATGTACCTGTTGTTTCAGGGTCTAAAAGAATATAATATGTAACACCAGCAGTAAATGTCATTGGGGTTACTCCATTAAAACTTCCTGTAAAGCTAATGTCATCAATACAGTTCCACCCTGTACTACCACACCCACCTGACGCAGGTTTCCAAAAGAAATCAACGTATCCTCCTGTGATTGATGTCACATTAAGAGTATATGTTCCTGTCTGAGTAGGTGTGAATTGGAATATTCTTTCTTGTCCTGGTGTTGAAAATCCACAGGTACTGACATTCCACCCTGCCCCTCCACCTGACATTGTTGTAGAAACATTAGTTCCACAACTTGCAATTGTTGTAATCGAAGAACAAGGATTATATACAGGAGCACAAGTGACTCTGTAACTTAATATTGTTGTTGCACTTAGATTTGCACAACTATAATTTGTAACAAGTATTGAATACGTTCCATTTGCAGGACAAACCCAAGTAAGTGATGCCTTTGTTCCACCACAAAACGGACCGTTGTCGTCATTCTGAGCCAATACAGTTCCACCTGTAGCGGTTGAGTATAGTCTTAAATATGTATCATTTGTAAACGCACTATTACAAGTAGAAAAATCGTAAGTACATCCAGCTGTTGCCGTGAATCTCCAATACCTTTTTGCTGATGATGCGTTTGACACATTTTGGAATGTCCCTGTTGGTGTAATAACACCCATATTCACAAGACCTGTTGTTGAACAAAATTGTGAAAGTAGATTAAAATTTACTAATAACGTAAATAGGAGTAATGCAAGTTTTTTCATATGACCTTTAATTTTGTGGGTTTAAAACTAAAGTCACACTTGAAGAACCTTGTGGTGGAACCCCCATCTACCATGGGCCGGTCGTGTCTTTACTATAAATAGAAAGATATACGTAAAAATACGTAGTGAAAATACCAAAAAAGGGGTGAATTATCATACACCCCTTCTTGTTTAATATTTAACAGTTAATAATTAATATTGATAAGTTTTAACAAATTCACCATTTTTATAATAAATGATAACTATCCCTTTATAATATTCGTTAACTTCTTTACCTGACAAATCAACAATTTTTTCGACTTCTTTTTGATGTCTGTTATCAATTGCTATTATTGGATATACTTTTGTTTTACCGTCAAAATCGTATTGAATAAGTCTATAGTAATTAATTACATTTTCTACTTTCATGTCAAGTAAATCATAATCTATAATGTTTTGTGAATATCCTGAACCCAAAATATTTCCAACAATTGTTGAATTTTTAAAATCACCTGTGGTTGTTTTTTCGATTATAAAGTGACTTGAATTAAATTCTGATGCCGTTTGCCACTTCAATAAGTTAAAACCATCTTGTTTTACACCATCAAAATATGTGAGTTCAACAGGCAAAGATACAGGACTTGTTAATGTTATATCATCAATTCTGAATTGAGTTGATGTTGATGTTTGAGTAAATCTAATTCTTAAGTTATTAGTAATTGGAATTGTTCCTGATGGACTTATTAATCTCCATATTGCCGTTCCACCTCCAGTTGGACGACTATAAGATAAAGTTGTATAATTAATACCATCCGAACTAACTTGTATTAATAATTCATTATTACCAGCTATTGTACTTTTGAAATGATTTAATGTTAAAAATACTTCAGAATACGTTGATGTGTTGATTCCTGAAATTGTAAAACTTCTTGGTGTGGAATTTGTAAAAAAAACATTAGCATTGTCATCATTTGGTGTTGGTGAAGATGGTTGTGTCCTCCTTACATCTACATTTCCTGTGTATGTAATTGGGCTTGAATTTTGCCAACCATTAAATGAACTGACAGAAGTGTTAGAAGTTACTGTACCAAAATTTTCAGAATAGATGGTTGTTTGGGAAGATAGAATTTGCGAAACCATTAACGCAAACATTAACAATAAATTTTTCATTATATGACCTTTTAATTATAAGTATCAAAAATATAAGAAAACAATGTTAATTTTAAATTAAAAAACCCCCAAATTCTTGGGGGATTTCTTTTTTGTGGAACCAACAATAATCAAAGAATTATTATTCTTTTTTCGACTTTGTTATTTTTAATTGTTTGAAATTGTATTTTGTTGAAAACCTTGTGTATTAGGGTTATATGAAGACGGAAAACCACTTGCGGATGGTTGATCGATTATAATTCTCTTATTATACACACAACCATCAATCGCCGTTATTTCAATATTGTATATTCCTGCCGTTAACAAAAATTGATCTTCTTGATTTGGGATAATACCTGAGCCATTGCCAGTCCAATTATATGTAGCAGTACCGTTTAATATTGTGACATCCGCAGAACCATTATTTCCACCAAATGTCGTAACGTCAGTTTTTAATATTTGTATTACCAACGGTTGTGGATCTGTCAATGTTAAAGTAGCAACTGAAGAACTCAAATTAGAGTCGGTTACATCAAAAACATATTGTCCACCAGATAAATTAGTTGCAATAAACTGAGTTCCATTTATCTGTAAACCATTTATTGTGTAAGGTTCAACACCTCCTGTTATATCAATAATAATTTCTCCGTTATTGTACCCGTTACATGATGGGTCTATTTTGGTTGTTTGTAATGACATCTGTTGTGAAAATGATACAGATACCGTTAAAAATAATGATGCTAATGTGATGATTAAATTTTTCATGTTCTTTTTTTTATTTTAATTATTAAAGTATAGTTATTCTTTTTGTTTCTGTTCCTTTTTCTGTTGTTACATAAATCATATAGATACCTGTTTTAAGATTATCAACATATAATTTTGATAAAGATGATTTGTCGTTATAAACTTCTTCACCATTGATTGTATTCACAATTCTAATTTCACTTACATTTTCTTTAGTCTCTATTGTGAAATTACCATTTGATGGGTTTGGATAAGTTGAAATGGCTGATGTGTTGTTAGAAATACTTGGACTAATCAAGTTAGGATTGTTAAGAGTTGGTAATGATGGGTTTGGTTGTGAAATTGTAAAATAACCGATTCCTACACAACCAATAGAATCTGTAACCATTATTTTATAATAACCTGAAGTTAATCCTTGTTGGTCTAAATTACCTTGGTTTTGAAAACTACCACCCGCAGTAAACCATTGGTAAGTAAATGAACCTGTTGTATTTGAAATATCTACAATATCTATTTGTCCGTTAGACAAACCAAAAGAAGTTACATTTGATTGTGTTCCTGAAATTGTGATAGGAAGTGGATTGTCAACTGTAAGAAATGCTGCGATTGTACTGTTGTAAGAATCTGTTACAGTTACTGAATAATTTCCTGCCGAAAGATTTGATATCGTTTGAGTGGTATCACCATTACTCCATTGGTAAGTATAAGGAGGAAAACCACCTGAAGGAAGTGCGGTAATTTCACCATCAGAAAAGTTAACACAAGTTGGGTTAGTTTGAGAAACCCCAAGATTGAAAGGTACTTTAGTTTGTGCGAATGTTACAACTGTTAGAAGTGTAAAAAGAATTGTGTTTAAAATTTTTGTTTTCATTTTTTTTATTTTTTAATTGTTAGTTATTTTTTGTTTCTACAAATATATAGGTGATGTATGTTGTTAAATCCTGTTTTCGGAGGGTAGGTATTTTGAAGTTCAGTAGTTGTTATTAAAATGATTAAGTGTTATTACTTAACAACTAACTTTTGAGTTACATTATTTACTGTCACAAGGTAAACACCTTCACATAAATCACTTACAGACACCTCACCGATAAAGGTAGATTGAGTTACAACAATTTGTCCGTTGATGTTTGTGATTGTTAAGTTACAATCATCATCCTTACCTGTTTTAATCGTTACAGAACCATTTGAAGGGTTAGGGTATACAAGTAGTTCATTTGAAGTTAATTCACTCACAGATGAGGTATTTTGGGTGTTTAACATTGTATTCTCAGAAGTCATACAACCATTTGCGTCTGTTACAAGAAGTTCATAGAATCCTTCAGAAAGATTATTTAAGTTTTGTGTTGTGTCACCATTGTTCCATTCGTAAGTGTATGGTAATGTTCCACCATTAACTGTAATGTTAATTGAACCATCAGAAGTGATTGTAGGGTTCACAGAAGTTATGTTTGATACAAGTAGTTCAGGTTGTCTTACACTTAAAGTGTCAGAGTGAACACAATCAAATCCATCAACAACTGTAAAAATATAATTACCTGAAGTTAAATTTGTTAAAGTGTTACCAACAACACCGTTATTCCATACAGCATCAGATACAAATTCACCACCTGAAATGTTTACAGAAATTTCACCATTTGACATCCCAAAACATTTTACGTCAGAAACCAAAGATTCACTTGTAATTTTTTCGTATTTTTCAACATAAACTGAATCAGTAAATCTACAACCATTCGAATCAACAATTTGAACTAAAACAAACCCGTCGTTTGATACTGAAATTGTTTCGTTAATATCACCATTCATCCATTCATAGTTATAAGGTGTTGTTCCGTCAAGGTTCAATACAGATACAATCTTATCTCCTGACACACAATCAACATTAGTTTTGAATGTTCCACTGATTGTGTTGAATTCTTTTGCCATTTTCACAGCCAAATGAGAATTCAATGTTCCTGCTCCAAGTAATCCCTGATAATTTGGGTTAATTAAATACATATCAGAGTTTGCGGTTTCTTTTAAGATATACTCAATATTATCAACAGTTAAACAAGGATTAACAGATAACATAAGAGCGACAGTTCCTGAAACAAAAGGAGATGCAAATGAAGTTCCATTTCCTGTGACGTATACCCCAGGTGAAGTAGTTAATGGAACGTCATATCCTGGTGCACAAATATCAACCATTGAATTGTGTTGGTGAGTTGTGTTTGGGTCTCCCATGAATCTTTCGTGGTTATTTGCAAACCCCACAGATGAAACAGATATTACGTGGTTGTATGAAGCAGGATAAACAAGATTAAAAGAACCACCACAAGTAGAACCATTTCCTGCTGAAGCAACAATTACAGTTCCGTTAGAATAAACCTCATCAATTACCATCTGAGCATATGAATTGAAAGAACAAGAAGATGCCCAACTTGCGTTTATAACTTTAGCTCCTGAATATGTGGCATCAAGCATTTCATTATAAGACATTGTTCTTAGTTGTAATCTTGAATTATAACCAATAGATGAAGTTCCAACAGTGTTATTAGTATTTCCACCTGCAATTACAGCAACTGCAGTTCCATGTCCGTAGTTCGTGTTTGTATTGTTTAATGTAATGTAATCATATTTTCCTGTTAAATCTTCGTGATTAACGTAAAAGTTAGCGTCAGTAATAGCAATAGTCACAGTTGAACCTTTTGTGTAATCCCATGCCTCTTTTGAACCAATCATATCAAGTGCCCACTGATTTGGAACGACAGTGTTATAATCGTTTGGAGTTTCTAGTGTTTGATAGTCAGGACCCACTTCAGGGTTCACAAACAAATCGTTTCTTTTTTTAAGTGATTCAACAATAACTGTAGAACTTACATTTGATTGTAATTCATATACGTTTTGAAGTGTTTGACTTTTTGATGATGGAAACGCCTTTTCAACAGAAGTAATGTTTAGTGTTTGTAGTTCAGTTCTTACTGACTCAATGTTTGGAATTGTAACCCATACTCTATTTTGAGCGAATGTGGTTAACATTGTTAAAGTTGTTGCGATTGTTAAAAATACTCTTTTCATATTGTTAAATTTTTGGTTCTAACAATAGATAGGAGTATATTATAGTAGAATCCCCTTTTTGAAGGATGGGTATTTTTGATTTCAGAAATAGGACTTAGAACGATATAGTAAAACTACGTAGTTAGTAGGAAAAGTATACGTATACAAACAAAAAAAGGGGAATTTACATTCCCCTTGTTTCTTATTCTATTTTTAGATTTGATTATCTCAATTCTCTTAAATCGAATGTACGTACACCATCAACTGTGATACGTCCGTAGAAACGGTTATTAACCATTTTCTTAGCGTATCTTGTCATAATACCTTTGATAGGTGTGAAGTTGAATGGATTGTACATTGTAGGTGTTAATTGTAGAGGTACATACGGTGCGTAAACATAACCTGTGTCAAGTAACGATGTTCCTTTGTGTCCAATCAAAACTTGGTTTGGTGGGAAGTAAGGATCACGGTATACTTGATAACGTCCTGCAAGAGTACCAACTCTTTCAATACCCATGTTATACTGATCTTGCTCAGGAGATGCATTAGATACGTGGAAGTATTCTAAATCATCAAAGATTGCTGAAACTTCAGAAGATACAACGATCCAGTTAGCACCACCTCTTAAAGTAGATTTGTGGATTTGTGCTGACAATTGGTTGATTGCTGTAATCAAAGTTTGGTTCCAGTCTTTTTGAGTGTAAGAAGTTTGGTTAGCAATTCTTCTCCATCCGTTGTAATCCCAACGAAGGTTCCATGCCGCTCCTTTACGTAAGTCACGTAAAATTTCACGATCGATTTCTGCAGCAACTTGTTCAGACAATAAAGCTGTCAATTCAGCTTCAGCATCAATGTTGTGGAATGCAGAAACGTCTTGTGCCAATTCAGGAGACCATTGTGCTCTTAATTTTCTTTCTGTTACAGATACAGTAACTGACTCAAGGTCGAAAGAAACTTCACCGATAGCATCTTCAAATTCAAGTTCCGCATATCTTCTATAAGTTGCAGAAAATGCAGTTCCTGAAGTCACAGCAGAAAGGGTTGCTCCTGTGTAACCATCAAGTGAAGTAGCGTTACAGTCAGCACATACAGGACAAGAAAGATCCACTTCAAGGAAAATACAACCATCTTGATCACAAATGTTATCGTAAGAACCACCATTTCCGTTAGGGAATGTAGTAGATACTTGTGAATAAGTAGGACTAACAATACCTTTACCATATTGTTGAGTAACAACTCTAAATAATAAAGAACCTGTTCCTACTGTACAAGGTGAGTCAGCACTTACACCTAAACCAGCACCTTTAGTGATTGTTAAATCAGAAAGGAATGCTTCAGTATCGATTTCAGAACCATCAGGACCCATAAGTTTACCAACACCAGCGTCATAGAAACCACACATTTTGATAATTACTTTTCTTACTCCTGTTGTTTCATAATCAGTTTCGTTAGGTACTAAATTACCATTACTCCAAGAAACTGTAGTAGTAGGAGAAGTCACAGCAGTCCATCTTCCTTTAGAATAATCGAAAAGTCCTGGAGGATCTAATCCAGCTTCAGCCCCTTCGTAAAATAAATCATAAAGATTTTTAGCGTACTGTGTACCGTCATTATATCCAGTGTTAGTAGTTGCGTTTGAACCTGGTGCACCAATTGGTTGGTTGTGAATTGCACTTGTGGTAGGATTTGCAGTTGTGTAACCTTGGATTTTAGGTACGAAGTAGAACAATTTACCAATAGGTAAGTTCATTGCTTGTACAGAAACGATGTCGTTAGCCAACAATTTAGAGAATACACGACGAACGATAGGGAAAACTACAGTTTCGAAAGAACCTGAACTATCAGTTGACGCGGCTTCGTTAATTAGGTGAGACGCTTGGTTTTCATATAATTGTGCCATGTTCTCTTTGATGTGTCCTTTAAGACCGTCTAGGAATCCTAATTTATCCCATTTGTTAATTGTATCTTCTTTGATAACTTTAAGGTGCTTAAGACCGATGTTACCAACAAGACCTGATTCTAATAATGCTCCCATTTTTATTTTTTTAATTTGAGTTTATTTATTTGTTTATTTTATTTTTGTCATCAAATCCTTCATTCTTAAGAATTGTGGATTTTCATACGTTTTACTTTCGATTAGATTTGTTGATGAACCATTAGATGGTGTTTTAACAACTCGTCTTTCGATAGATTCTTTTATTGTATTAGATGAACCTTTTCCATCTAATTCTGTTTTAATTGTTTTGTACAAAGATTTTGATTCTTTCAAAGTATCGACTTCGTCAAATCTTCTAAGAATGTTAATCTTTTCTTGTTTAGTAGTTGAATGTTCAGTGAACAATCTTGTTGAATACGCCAAATTGGAATTAAATACAGCAACTTCATTCAATTTGTTTCTAAAGAAGTCAAGAGCCTTTTTGTACTCTTCATTTTTTTCTCTTAAAACATTGATTTCATTTTGTACTGATTCAGAATGAACACCGTTTTCACCGTAAACTAAGTTTCTGTTTGGAGTGACCCCTTTTCTTAAGCCTCTACCACGTTTAGAACCTTTACCATATGTTCTAGCAGCTTCTTTTGTTTCTGCTTCTTCTTCATGGTAATCCATTCCTTCGTTGTATTCTTCTTCATTCCATTCTTCATCCATTTCTTTATCTTCCATTTCAGTAACACCATGTTTGATTTTTGGATATTTAAACTTCGGACCTTTTCTTTTCAGATTTTCACCTTGTTTTTTATCATCCTTGAATCCTTTGTCGTTTACTTCCATTTTAGAAAAAGTTTTCATCGGTTTTCCAAAACCAAGTCCAACAGCTTTGAATGCCTCCATTACGGATTCCAAATCTTCTTCATCGATTTCATAAACTGTTTCTTCTTGTTCTTCTTCTTCGTCCATGTACATACCTTCAAATTCTTCTTCTTCGTCCATGTACATACCTTCAAATTCTTCTTCTTCGTCCATGTACATACCTTCAAATTCTTCTTCTTCGTCCATGTACATACCTTCAAATTCTTCTTCTTCGTCCATAAACAAATTAAAGTCCATGTTTTCTGATTCTTCAACTTCTAACTCATATATCACATTTTCTGCCATTTGAGTTTCTTCTGTTTCTTCGGGTTCATCACCAACACTTATAAGATATTCAACATCCTTTTGATTATCTGACAAATGGATATAATCATCGTCTTTTTTAACAATGATTCCATCTTCATCACCCATCGCTTTGAATACTTTCAAAATTTCTTCAGGGGAAGCTGATGTCATATCAAGTGGTGGCATTTCATTACCCGTTTCATTATCACCCATCATAGGTTCTTCTAGGTCGGAAAAATCGCCTACTTCTTCATCACCTTGCGGTTCATTAAATTTTTCTACCGCAGAAAAGTCAATTTCCTCACCTTCAGGTTCAACTTCCGTTTCGTCTTCTAAGTCAACATCAACTTCTTCTTCACCTTCTGGTTCTTCAGGAGCGTCTTGTTCCCGTAGATTTTTTTTGTAACCACCTAATGATTCTTTTACTAATTCACTGATTTCTTCCTTCATAGTTGAAGCAAGTATTCCTTTTGCGTTTTCATTGATAGCGTCTTCAAGGTTCTTTATTTGTAATAAAGCCTCTTCAACTACCGATTTATTTTCATTTATTCCCATTTTTAAATGCAATACATTATGCGTTTATTTACCAAATAAATATGTAGCAAGTTAAAAAAAGTTTATTTTTGGATAATGTCAGACAAAAAAAAGTTCAATAAAACAAAAAAAGGACACATTACGTGTCCTTTCAATCCTTAAAAGAATAGTTTATCAATAATTTTCTTCACCAAGAATATCGTATAATTCGTCCTCGTGGTTATCAGAAATATAAGCCAAATCATCTTTGAAATTAGACATAATTTTTTTAGCCAATTTCATTGCTTTTCCTTTCATCGAGTCATCGTAATCCCCTAACTCCTTAAGTGCGTTAACAACTTCATCAAACACATCCTTTATTGTTATAGACATTCCTTTACTTTCCTTTTTATTATCATCTTCTTCTTCTTTGATTACACGTTTAACAATTCGTGTTAAATCTCTTTCAGTCAGACGGTTAATTTTTTTCATAATTTTATTTTTAATTTTTTTATTTTAATAATAAATATAAGTTAAAAAAAAAAAGGACACGTAATGTGTCCTTCTAAACCTTAAAAATTTAATTGATTATTCAATTACCTCATCAATTTTACTTTCTGTAATTGAAGTTATTCTCCAATCCATTGTATAGTTTTCATAAACTTTGGTAACTTTTGCTTCAACGTCAGTCGGTGAATAACCCAAAACCAATTTTTCTTCTTTCATCTTTTTTACTTTACCTGATTCAGTATCCAATAAATCAGAAGTAATTTTTGCTACAAAATATTTTTCTCCTTGTTCCATAAATTTTTATTTACCCAAATAATCGGATAATCTTTTCATTAAGTCAACTGATTTTTCTAAACCGCCAAAAGAATTTACATTTTCATGCTCTGTAAGTTTTTCTTCATATTTAGGTCTATCTTCTTTATTTAAGTATAGATATGCTCCAGGTGTAGAAGGTGAAGATACCAAGTCGAAACATATTAGTTCAAAATCTTCTTGCACTTCATTTTGTTCACCTTTCTTAACCAATGAACCAACCCCACGCGAAGACACACCCATAGTAACCCCTTGTCTCATCATGTTTGCTGCAATATCGCCTTTAGACGATACAATACCTCTTTCATGGAATCCTGGTGTTGTAAGTAATTTAATTTTACCCATAAGTACGTTACCTTCCCACCATACATCTGTTATTAAATGTGAAACTCTGTCCAAATCAATTAAAGATGATTCAGGGTGATTTAATTCCGAAATTGACATCCCTTTATTAATCATTTCTTTGTACTTTTCGGCTTCTCTTTTCAATATTTTTTCAGGGTATACCCTTCCGTTTCTGTTTGGTACACCGTATTTTTGTAGTGTCGCATAAAATACAAATGGTTTAGAATAATCTAATTGTCCGTAGGATTCATTTATTGTTTTATTATTTCTTACATCATTTAAACTGATTAATCCTGCGTCGTGTTCAATTAAAATCCCTTTACCAATATCACTAGGTCCTAATATTTTCATAATACTTTTTAAGTATAAATATTATATCATACTGAATTCTTTGATTTTTGTCTTGCTTAAGGTAAAGTATTTAGAATTTTTCAGTTCGTCAAAGTATACCGATTGTGCAATTTTTTTAATTTTGTTTCTTAAAATAAGGGATTTGAAATCATAATCTTTGTTATGGATAAAAAGGGTGATTTCTAAATTTAGAAAACTTTTTTTGTTCTTTTGTATTCCACTTGTTCTTAAATCTAAATCTACTATTTGTTTTCTTTCGAAGGTGTTTGTTTCGACTACTTCTAACAGGTTGTGTAATATTTGTCTTTTAATTTGTCCTGTAATTTTTGTCCAATTTGTGTAATCGTCATTTGGTTCAATCCAAGTCTGTATAACAATGTATAAAGATTTGAACTCTTTGGAATCGACTGTGCCGTAATAACACTTTGCATCATCAAAAATGTTTAATTTTGACGTTTTTCCTTTTTTCATTTTTCATAACTTAATCGTTTATTGTTTTAGTTAAATATAAAAAATTATTAAGGATATGTCAAAATTTAAAAAAATCCCTTATATTTATATCAATAACGACAAAAAATATGATTATAGTAGAAGTAAAGAATGCGAATTCTATTGAAAGCGCTTTGAAAACCTATAAATTTAAAGTTTATAGAACAAAGCAAAATGAAATTTTGAAAAATAGGCAAGAATATGTAAAACCTTCAGTGAAAAAACGCTCACAGAAAAATAAGGCTATTCATATTCAAAAAAACAAGAACTAATTATTCGCTCTTTTTTGAATCCCTTTTCCCAAAAATTCTTTCAGTAGAAGTTAAACCTAATGTACCAAACGCTAGTAACCCAACAGTTTCAACTAGCATATCTGATGGTGCAATTTCACCATGTGAAAATGAATTAGCAAGAAGTGTAACATTTAAAAATAATACACAAATCAATCCTGATAATCTTTTTGATGAAATACTACCTGATTCATCACTCAATAGTTTTACTATAAAATTTTTCATAATCCCGCATTTAAATTTCTTAGTTTATATAAATTATAATAATCGTATTTCGACTCTTTTATTTTTTGTATTGTATCATTAACTGCCTTTGTAAGTTCAGTATCTTTGGACTCATTCAAACTCATTTTTAATTTTGAAATTGCTTGTTCTTTCAAGTTGTCCATTTCTTTTTTTATTTCTTTTGTCGATAATTTTACGATTGAATTTAATTCTTTTCTTTCTTGTTCACTTAAATTAGAAAAACGATTAGTTAAAGTTGAATTTGCAATTTTAACCATTGAACTAATTGGAACATTTATTTTTTCGATTTCTTTTTCTTTTTTACTTTCAGTAATAATTTTTTTGATATTTTTTTTAGATTCTAAAACTGTTTCTAAATTTTTGATACTATTGTTGTAAATGATAGTATCAATATCATTATAGTTGTTTGAATCTTTTTTTACGATATTACTAATCCAATAGTTTACCATACCAAGTTCTTCGTCATTGTTTTCAATCAATATTTGAGCATATTCTATTGATTCATTGATATAATCATCAGCAATGTCGTTCGGTAAGTTTTTATTTGTGGACAAATCATCATAAATGAAATACAATTCAGATAAATCTTTGTTTTCTAAAACCACAGATTTAAATTGATTCATAAACATTTTGAATTGAGGTTTCCCATACAATTCAATTGATGCTTTTTCTATTTTTGATTTAATATTTCCAAAAGTATTCATATTGTTTTTACAATAAATATTTACTTGTTGATTAAATCGTTAAGTTTTTCATTTATTTCTACAAGAGAATTTTTTCCTTTGGACAAATCTAGTGTATCATTTCCATAAAATAACGTTTCTTCTAGTATCAAATCTAACCCATCTTTAACAAATCTTTCAGGTGTTACTGCGGCTTCACCACCTGCTGGTGGTTCACTCGGTGGTGGAGGTGCCCCACCTCCTGGTTCAGGAGGCATTCCTCCACCTTCAGCAGGTGCCCCTGCAGGTTCAGAATCCTTTTTACCATATAAATTATCGATATTATCAAATAATCCTGTTTTAGTAATAACTTCTGCAGTTTTACCAAGTTCAGCAGCAACCGCTCTTTCAACCCTCTGTTGTTGTAAGTCAAGTCTAATTTCTTCATCACTAAATCCAAGTATGTGTTTCTTAGCCCATGACGCTGAAACAGGAGCAACTGAATCTTGAATCGGTGCAACAGCGTCTTTGTATAACGTAATTTTTTCTTTCCATACTTCCACACCAAGTAAATCTGCTTGTTTGGATGGGTTGTGAAGTCCAAGACTGAAATTTGTTAATTCATCTTCAAACCCTAACAAAAATAAATGTATAATCGCAATTTTATTCAATTCCGCCAACATTGATTTTTGGATTCTATTGATTGTTCTTGCAAATCTAATATCAAGTAATGATAAGTTTTTACCATCACCCACCGCTTCTTCAAAACCTAAATAAGCCTTTGGTACACGAAGTGCGGTAACCAATTTCTTTTGGATATATTCAATATCTGCGATTTCCGCCAAGTTTGTACCACCAGGTAATGTCTCTATTGGGTTTGTTTGTGCCGGATCTCTAACAGGAATAAAGAAGTCTTGATCGACTGCCAACTGATTGTACCTCATATCAACGTTACCTGTTTTGGGATCAGCAATCTGATCTCGTTTGAATTTGTTTGCAACTCTTTGTACATATGGGTCAACATCTTTATCATCCATGTTTCCAACAAATACCTTAAACACTCTTCTTTCAGGTGCTCTTGACACCCTGTATATTAACATAGCATCTTCAGAAAGTAATAATTGTTTCCAAATTCTTCTTGCTTTTTCTAACATAGATGTTCCGTAAGGAAGTTTTCTGTCATCACCTAATATTCTGAAATGTCCTACTTCCCAAAGATTGAATTCCATGTTTTTTTCTTTCCATACAAACTTCAATGCATCGTTTTCCATTTCTTGTGAATACTTGTCAGGTTGAAAACGCATCCCTTTTTCCAATCTTTCAATTTGGATATTCGGTAATTGTTGACATCCTACAACACCTTTTTCTGGATCCAATTTCAAATAAATAAAGTTGTCACCAAATTTACAAGTGTTTCTTGTCCACATTGGGAGATTTGTATTAATATCCATTCTGGTGACAAATAAATCAGTCAAAACAGATTTAATTCTTTTTGATTCAGAATAAACTTTTAATATATCACCATCTTTATCGGGTGTTGTAGATTCTTCAGCATAAACATCAAGAGCTGCCGATATTTCAGGTGTATATTCCATTGATTCATAGTCATAATATGAAGCCATTCTTGTTGGTTCATAATATACTGCTTGTTGGTAAAGGTTAGATTCAACCTTTTGCCATTGTTTACCCAAATAAACAGTTTGTTGTGCTTGAAGTTTTTCAACTTCATATTCTTGTTTATCTGTTGTTTTTAATAGTTCTTTTTTATCGAACTTGAATACGGGTGATTGTTGATCGAGTGTAGCACTTGGACCGAATGTCTTACTCAACCTTTGCCATATTGTATATTTGTCTTGTGCCATTATTTTCTTTTTTAAAAAATTAAATAGGTTTACCTATAAACTAAACCCTTCCTTTACCGAATAACCATAAATAGTTTTCATAGTCACTTTTAGTCGGTCCACTTTTTGGGAAATTGTTCATACCATAAACATCAACAGGTATACCTGGATTAAAACTTCTTGTTGGATCGGCATGAACCTTTGATTCAACTTGCCAAGATTCAATCATTGCCTTAGTTTGTTCTGTTGCTTTTTCCAATTGTGCAAAAGAAGTTTCAGCAACATATATCGCCATTGCAAAAGACATAATTAAGTCATCATGTTGTCCTTTTTGGTGATCAGGTCTACCATTCACATATACAAACGTATTTAGTTCATTAAATAATCTTTGTGATTTTAAAGAAAAGTCATATCTTAACGCTTCTTCAAACGCTTGTATAATTAAAACTCTTTTTGCATTAAAATTAATTCCCGGTATTTTATCTTGTGCCTTAGGGTTCCACTTCCATTTATCTGCTGGATTTACTCCATCAACATATAAATTTCTATATCCTAGTTCTTGTAGTTTTCTTGATGTAGAAACACCCATACCCCCCGTTATATCGGTAACAATAAAGGCGTTATACATAGTTCCCCATTTATATGCGATTTCTGCAAGTACATCAGGTGGAATTTTTCCCATGTATTCTAATACTTGTTCCCTATTGTCAAAATCAATCACTGATATTGTACTAAAATCTTCACTATCACCTCTTGATACATCAACACCCATAATATATCGGTGTCCTGCAATTGGTTCTTTCCATTGCCAAAGAGCACCACCCATAAATTTATTTTCAGGTTCTTTGATATGGTTTTCTTTTATTTTTTTCATAGTTTCAGGTGGGATTACATTATCCCCTGAACCTAAAAAGTTACATTCTAATTCCTGTGAAATTTTTCTCTTATCGAATTTAAGTTTTTTAGCCATAGCCTCGAACCAAGAACTATATGCCTTATAACCATTTTCAATTTTTTCTTTTATTTCAGGAAAATTTCTGTCACTAACTTTTATTTGACTATAGTCTAATGTGATTTCATTATCATTATAATCACTTCTATTCAGCATATAGTGAACAATGTCATCACATTTTATAAGTTTTAAATCTTTTGAATATCGTGGATCACGATACCAATACATTTCTGTTATTCTAAAGTCATTCATTCCTTTGATTGCTTGACTGTATATAGAGTAGTAAATTGGGTCGAATCCGTTTGGTGTTGAAATTACAATAACTTTACCCCCTGTTGATAAAGACGCCATACACGCAGACCAAAAATCTTCATCGGCATCAATGTACGCCGCTTCGTCAAATATTAGTATCGTTGGTGTATAACCACGAAGTGCATCTTTTGATGTTGCAACCGCCTTCACTTCACACCCATTAGTTAATTTAAAGTGTCTTTGTGAATTTTTTTCATTTGAAAATGTTACACCCATCCATTTCGGCCACTGATCAACAAACGCACGAACTTTGTTTGCCATTTCGACTGCCGTGTCCAATTTGTTAGCGATTATAAGAATTTTTTCAGGTTTTTCCTTTCTTGCAAAAACAAGTCTTTTGGAAGCCCATGCAGATGTTACTGTTGATACACCTGCTTGTCGATATTTAAGTGCGATGTTTTCTTCACATTCATCGTAATCTTTTACAAGTGTTACTTGATCATTAAACAGTTCTAACGGAACATATTTTGATTGTGTGTTATCGTAAGTTTGCAAATATGTTTTAAGTGCGTAGGGTGTGTCCTTTACACATTTTGCATATTCTAATAGTGCTTGTTCTTTTGATAACGCCATTCATTTAGATTTTTCTTTTAATCATATTGATTAATTCACCCTTTGTTGTATGTGGTGGTAAATGTTTTTCCAAAATGTTAAGAATACTTTCTTCCAACTTTTTAACTTCTTCTTTTGATTCTGTTTCTTTAGTTTTTGGAAGTCCTTTATGTTTTGTTGATGCGAAATCTTCTAAATCTTTTTCAGACATTTTTTTTGCCATGTCTTTAACTTTTTTTGAAACTTTAGATTTAGGTGTATCCCCTCTTTTGACTGATAAAGCTAAACCCATTATTTTTTGTTGTTGTTTAGAAACCGCCTTTTCTGTCATTTCACCTTCTTCCATTTCTTCTTCGTATGTAACAAATGGTGTTTTTTTTGATTTAGCATTGGCAATCGCCGCAGTATCTGATTTAGATATATTCAGAACACCTGTTGATTGTTCAACAATTTTTTTATACAAAGCATTTAATTGTTTCCCATCCAATTTTTCCAAGGTACTAATTGAAAATCCTTCATAAAGAAGTTTAGCCAATTTAGGATTCATATGTTTCATCTTGCACTAAAGTTTTTTCCCATTTTAATACGATATCTCGTTCATATAATTTGTTTTCGATTTCCTTTTCTGTTTCACCAAAATTGAAAACCAATCTTTTTTTCTTTTTTATTAATATTTCGTCACTATCAGACCTTTCCCATCCAAGAGCAATTACACCATCAACTGAATCATACACACCAAAGAAATCGGAATTTTGTATAAGATTTAATTCAATCAACGAATTTTTCAAAGTTCCAACTCTTTTAATAAACTGAATTTCAGGTGGTTGTGGTTTTCCTGATGCTGGTTCCGAATCCCAATCTTCACCCCACACATCGTCCAAGTCAGAAAAGATGAATTCATATATATTATCACCTTTATAGTTCGGACCTAATTCATTAATATAAATCAACTTCATATAAGTGTTCCGTTTGGTGAAATTTTAACTTGTGTCCCATCAATTGAAAAGATTAAATTTTTCTTGTTCGTAATTCCAATAAATTTTGCTTCTGAAAAATCTTCAATAAGTCTTTCTGCTGCAACTTTTTGTTGTCTTGTTTCACTTAATCTTACAATTTCTTTTTTGGTTTCCAACTTATTTAATTTTTCATTTAAAAATTGTTTCTTTCTTTTTTCTTCAAGAAGTGTTTTTTCGGTTGGTTTGATGTCAAAATATTTTGATAGGACTTTTTCTACTCTTGATTCTGTATAAATTGAATCCATTACATTACCATACATTTCTTTTGGTTCTGCTAATGTTGGTTCCTCTGAACCCATATCAGGCTCACCACCCATATCAAATTCATCTTCACCACCTAAATCAAGTTCACCTGGTCCTTCAACACCATATTCATCTTCTTCTTCAAATTTTGATAAAATATCATCTTTATCGTCTTCATCTAGATTTTCTAAATCAATTGCTGATAAAATAGAATTAACAACATACTTAATATCTTGCGAATCCATACCTTTTTCTTTATCGTAAGCTCTGATTTTTTGTCCGAGTTTACCTGTAAGTCTTTGTATAGATTTTAATGCTGATGGTTCACCACTTTCTTCACCACCCATTTGAGGTGCTCCCATATCCTCGTCACCAATTGGTGGTTCTTCAGAACCCATATCTTCATCACCCATTGGTGGTTGTTCTGATCCCGTGTCTTCAGATCCCATAGGTGGTGCACCCATATCCATATCTTCAGACCCCATAGGTGGTTCGCCTGTATCCATGTTTTGGTCACCCATAGGAGGTTCACCTGTATCCATATCTGCGGGTGCTGACATTGCATCTGCTGGCGGAGCGGGTGCAGGAGCGGCGGGTGCAGGTGGTGCTGCCGGTTCAGGGGTAGGTTCAGTTACGGGTTTACTTTTTTTTTTAGTCTTAAGAACAAATTTTTGTTCTCCGATTAAAGGAATTTCTTCATCATTTTCATGAACACGGTTCAATTCACCCGCCATAAGATTTAACTTTTTCATAGCTTCAGAATATGATCTATAGTATTTTCTATGTTTCATGTGTTCAGAATAGTCCAAAGTACTTTCGTTAAGTCCCTTTTTGATTATATATCCTAATCTTTCTTTCACAATACCATAGGTGTTTCCGTCAGCAAGTCTGATAGTATAGTTAGTTGTAGAAAGTTCATTTACTTCCTGTTTAGGTGTTTCATTATATCGAGCAATTTCAAGGATACGTTGAATTTTATTCATACCTTGTAATTTTTCACTACCTAGTGGTTTTAAATCCGCCATTGTTAAATGTTTTTAATGTTTAATTATTTTAAAAAACTTTTTATATAAATATATTGTTGTTTGGTAATTTACTTTTTATTCGAAATTTTCTTGTTCTAATGACAATCTTTTGTCAACAATCTTGTTTTTAAAGTTTTCAAGTTTTTCAATATAACCGTTTCTTCTTAAAAATTTGAATACAAGGTTTTCATAAGAAAATTCGCCTTCTTTCTTTAATCCACAAGTTCTATATTTACGTAATTTTTCTCTATATTTTTTTACTAACTTGACAGCATCTTCCAATTCTTCATCTTCAGCGTTTTCTAAAACACCATCGATGATATCCATCCATTGTTCTGCTTTTTGTTTTACTTTGTTTTTATCTAAAGTAAATTCTTCTTTCTTTGGAATTTGTACCCATTCATTATTCATTATTGAGTATACCCCCAAACTTTCATTTTTTTCATTCAAATCCTGAACATAAACTTCAACTTCATAACCTTTTATATAAATGTCGTGAGCAGCATTAAAAACCGTCTTCTTTAATCTAAATAAATCTTCATAAAGTTCTTTTTTATCACCAGCATCATTAAAGTCATAAAGTATGTGTAAATCAAAATCCGAAAATTCACTCCAATTGTATCCAACTAATGAACCAACCAATATTATGTCGTGAACAAAAATATCAATATCAATGTAATCAATAAATAATTCAGCAATTTTTAATAACCTTTCCCTTATTTCAGGTTTAAGCATCAAATCTTCAACATTTCCTGTTTTATCTTTTTTTGGATTGTACCAAACTTCAGGATTGAGTTCGTCTTGTAGATAAAAACTATTTATAATTTTTTTTGTACTTGCCATAAATATAAATAGTTCATTAGAATTAAAGTTCTAATTTTTTGTATTTGTATTTTTTGGATATTTCTGAATTAAAAAATTTTCCTTGTGATTCAGATAATCTAAACCTCGCATAAACATCATGAGGAAATTCTTCATATTCATATTTTGAACCGTTGTTGAATTCGACAACTAGTGTTTTTGTATCTGTGTCATATTCTGTGGTTTTTAAATTAGAAGAATCAATTTCACAAATTATTTTACCTCCTTCAATGGTTGTTTTTTTTACTGCCATGTCTTATGTATATTTAATTTTAATTTTTTTCGAAAATACTTGATGCAAAATTTTGCCATTCAAAATAAATCATATATATTTGTAGTATATAAATAAACCCTTAAAAAAAACAGTTATGAAAAATTTGATTTTGTCTTTAGTAATGTCAGTAGTCAGCATGATTTCTTTTTCACAAGTAATTGAAATTGAATTTGATGAGTTTACGCTTTTTAATACGGGTATGTTAAGGGGTTATGACAATGTAATTGATTCAACAAATTATGTTGCAGTCAATAAAAATTTAGTAGGTAAAAACAAATATATTTTTGACTTGGATAATAAAACTGCAAAAAGATACCACTTTGGAACACTTGCCGAAAGTGTAGATATACTTACTTTCACCAAAAAAGGGAGTACGGTAGTTCTTACAATGAATGACAAAGAAACTTCAACAGGAAAAACAGTTGTTAGTACTGTTCACTTGAACACAAACAAGAATGATAAAACTAAACCTTACTATTTAATGTACTTTATCAGTACTGTAACAAATACCACCAACGGTACAATTGTTTATAATTAAAAAAAAGGACACCGTTGGTGTCCTTTTTCATTTTATTTAGTTTTATGGTTTTTTACAATATTTAGTTAACATTTCAGCTACCATACCTTGATTTTTCCATGCTTTTGCAGCTGGTATGAATGACGATCGAAGCGTACTAGACGCTTCTGCTCCACATTTAGTTCCTCTATTTCCAGCATTTATACAAAAGTTCTCATCTTTAGATACAATTCCCGAACTCCATGTACCTTTTGCGGTTTTACTATTACAATCAAGTGTTAATCTACCTGAAGTTTCTGAAACACCCTCAACAGATACTGTTAATTCTATTACGTTGGTATCTTCTGTTGTGTTTCCTTTATTGTCAGTAACTTTTTTATAACGTGGGGCAACATTGAATTTCAATTGTGAACCTGCAGAAGTCATAGCTCTATATATGTTCCCATTGTAATCTAATTCAGTGTAACTTACCGGAGTCATAGTAGTGGTTTCAGTTCCTTCACTAATTACTCGTCTAACAATACGAGCCAAATCTGATTCTGTTAATCTAATTATTCTTTTCATAACTTTTTATTTACAATTATTTTTATCATCACCACACACCGCTTTACAGTATTTTAAAGTCAGTTCGGCTAATTTTTTATCATTTTTAAATGTTGTCCCACCGTCGGTAATATTGCTTCTTAAACTGGCACCTCTATCACTTACATAAGATTTAGTAGTTTCATCGTAAGTAAAAAATCTACTGAAGGCATAATATTTTATGTCACTTTTTTGTGAAAATGTTACAGAAGCACTTTCTATCATACTGAACCCTTCACTCGTTCTTTTACACTGTCGTTTACTAATTCCTTGGAGTCCTGAACCAGTAATGTTAAAATTAACAGTACCAACACCATTTTTTAAACCAGCCTTACCCGTAATAGTTAGTGAATTTGGTGCGGTAATACCTTCACGAGCATCACTAGCATACTCTTGAAGTTTAACATCATCTTTCATAGTAATATCTGTTACGGTTTCTGGTGTCATAGTAGTAGTTTCAGTATCTTCATTAATTACTCGTCTAACAATACGAGCTAAATCTGATTCTGTAAGTCTTATAATTCTTTTCATAAATTTTTATTTATACCAAATAAATATGCACAATAAAGAAAAAAACATTTCCGATATTCAAAAAAATAAGAATTGATAAAAGAATAAAAATTAATTACATTTTAAAAAAACAAAAAATATGATTGATTCAGCAGATAGCAACGAAAAATCCAAAAACAAATCACAATCAACAGGTTCGTCAAAAACCCCCGTTTTGGATAATTTTTCAAGAGATTTAATATTACTAGCAGAAGAAGGAAAACTAGACCCGATTGTTGGGAGAGAAAACGAAATCAATAGAATTGCACAGATTTTATCAAGAAGAAAAAAGAACAACCCAATCGTTCTTGGTGAACCTGGTTGTGGAAAAACAGCAATTATTGAAGGACTTGCAAAGAAAATATTCGAAGGTGATTGTCCCCAAAATTTGGCAAATAAAAGAATTGTTTCATTAGACATGACATCTGTTGTTGCAGGAACAAAATACAGAGGACAATTTGAAGAAAGAATGAAAGTTATAATGGAAGAACTTTATGCAAATCCTGACATTATTATTTTCATCGATGAAATTCATACAATGATTGGTGCAGGAAACGCATCAGGTACAATGGATGCATCAAATATTTTCAAACCAGCCCTGTCCCGTGGTGAATTACAATGTATTGGAGCAACAACACTTGAAGAATATAGAAAAAACATTGAAAAGGACGGAGCACTTGAAAGGAGGTTTCAAAAGGTAATGGTAGATCCGTCAACAAAAGAAGAAACACTTGAAATCTTGTATAATACAAAAGAAAGGTATGAAGATTATCATAAGGTAAAGTACAGTGATGACATATTAAAACTTTGTGTTGAATTGGCTGATCGTTACATCACAGATAGAGAATTTCCTGACAAGGCGTTTGATATAATCGATGAGGTTGGTGCCAGGTCGCAAGTTGAAATCAAATTACCTGAAATTATCGAAGATTTGAAAAAAAAGGCAGAAGACATTAAAAAGGAAAAAATTCGAGTTATTAATAGTCAAAAGTACGAAGAAGCAGCAAATTTAAGAGATAAAGAAAGAAAAATACTTCTTGAGCTTGAAAAGGAAAAAGATGAATTTGAAAAAAATAGAAACCTTTTCAAAAGAGAAGTAACAGAAGATATTGTTTATGATGTTGTGTCACTTATGACAAAAATTCCAATCAATAAAATCACAACTGATGAATCAGAACAACTTAAAACATTAAAGGACACACTTAATAAAAAGGTTATTGGACAAGATGATGCAATTGCAAAAATTGCAAGAGCTATCCAAAGAAATAAAGTTGGTTTGAACGATCCAAAAAGACCGATATTCAGTGGACTTTTAATTGGTAATTCCGGTGTTGGAAAAACGGAACTTGCAAAACAACTTGCAAAACATATGTTCAATTCAGAAGATGCTCTTATCAGACTTGACATGAGCGAATTTTCAGATAAAATATCAACATCAAAATTAACAGGAACATCGCCAGGTTATGTTGGATATGATGATGGTTCTCCTTTTTTGAATAAAATTAAAAACAAACCATATTCTGTTATTTTACTTGATGAAATTGAAAAAGCCCACCCTGAAATCTTCAATGTGTTTTTGCAAATGCTCGATGAAGGATTTTTAACCGATGGACATGGAAGAAAAATCAATTTCAAAAATTGTATTATATTGATGACATCAAATGTTGGAACAAGAGCCGTTCAACAATTTGGAACAGGTGTAGGATTTTCGACGGCAACAAAAATTGAACAAAAAGAAGAAGAAATAAAATCAGTGTTGGAAAAAGAACTTTTCAAAAGATTTGTTCCAGAATTTATAAATAGATTTGATGATATTGTTTATTTCAAAGATTTGGATGAAGATAACTTGATGGAAATTATTGATTTGGAATTGGAAAAAGTATATGAAAGAGTTAGAAAAATTGAATTTGATGTTGAGGTTGACGATACCTTGAAAAAACATATTATTTCAATTGGAACTGATACAAGGTTTGGAGCAAGGATTTTAAAAAGAACGGTTCAGAAATGGGTTGACGATTATATAACAGATAAAATCCTTTCTGATAACCCAGAAAAAAATTCCAAGTTTATTTTATCATACAATCAAAAAGAAGATAAAACAGATATTAAAATAAAAAAACCAACAAAAAGAAAAATAAAAACACAATAATTTTGTTATTAATAAAATTTTTTGTATTTTTATAAAAAATATATATCTGTGTACAATTTAGAAAAATTTAAAGAACTTCTTTCAGTTCCATCAAAAACGTATCAAGAAGAAGATATGGTTGAATATCTTTGTAATGAACTTGATACGATTCCCGGTGTCAAATATTATCGGGACAATATGATGAATATATATGCAACAAAGGGTGAACTTTCTGACGGAGAGTTCTACCCAATGTTTGTTGCTCACACAGACACCGTTCACCACAAAATTGATAAAATAATTGTAAAAAAAGAAAAACTTACAAGACCCGCAACGTTTGGAAAAGTTTTTACAAGTGAAAAGGTTGATTGTTTGAAAGCATATGATGTACATGGAAACCCAACAGGTATTGGTGGTGACGACAAATGTGGAATTTTTATTTGTTTGGAACTTTTAAAAAGATTGGACAAAGTAAAAGTTGGACTTTTTGTTTCAGAAGAAACAGGTTGCCACGGTTCACAAAAATGTGATGAAGATTTTTTACAAGATGTTGGTTATATCACACAATATGATGCACCAGGAAATCATTTAATTACCGAGATATGCTCGGGAGTTCGATTATTTGATAGAAATAGTGAATTTTATGAAAAAGTTATTTCAACAATTGAAAAATCATTTGGAAATGAAATGCTTGTTCAATCACACCCTTATACGGACATTTCACAATTAAAAAAGAAAATTAATGTATCTTGCATCAATATGTCCTGTGGATATTATAACATGCATTCATCACAAGAATTTATTTCATTAGAAGATGTTCAAAAAGCATTAACCGCAGGGTTAAATATGGTTGATGTTCTTGGTTTGAAAAAATATGAATATGAATATAAACCAATAGTATATACCAATCAAACCGTGATGAATTCTTTAATTGAATTAAATGAAAATACCCACCATCAGTTCGAAGAAATTGATGTGTCTGAATATGAAGATGGTATTATTTTAATGGATGTGGATACATCAATTTTCATTTCAAATGAAGATTGTATATCTCTTTATGAAATGTTAAAGGATAGAATTTCTAAACTTCCTTAATAACTGTTCCCGAAATTCTGAAGGATGGAACAAACTTTCATAGTTTAACAAATTAATTAACTCATCAATAGTTGTTCTTCCTTTTTTAGAACTCCAATTGTTACTTTTGTCAGAAACAGAATAATCTATTTTTAAAGTTTTTGGGTCTATCTTTAATATACGAATTTGATACTTACCATTTTTCGATTTAATCCAACTATCAGTACCACCAATTAATGAAACTTTATTTAATACGTCAATATAATCTTTTGAATACTCTTCGTCATCCAAAATTTCATCATACTTATTATCTAAAATGTTATCCATTTCTGGATTGAAAGTTTCACTAAATCTTTGATTGTCCCAAACATAATGTTGAATTTCATAATGTTCAGGTGCATGTTTTATGCTTGATTTTTTTATTGCTTCAAAAAGTAAATCATAAAGATTATCTTCTGGTGAACCAAATCTAGCATATAACAAAACTATATCACCCCAAGATAATTCGTATTTCCAAAAACAGTATCTTTGGCTGTAGTTTTCAAGCCCAATAGCTTCTTTTAAACAATTACAATATATGTCTTTTATATATTCAGCAGCACTGTTTCTAACCGCAGAAACACTTCCTTCAATGTATGCATCTAGAAAAGAACTTTCAAAACCTAATGTAGTCAATAAATCAATAATTTTTTGTACTTCATTACTATCTCTACCTATTTTTTTTCTTCCCTGATCTGAAGTATAAAAATAATTAACCATTGTGGGTGAAACTATGGATACAATTTCTTTCAATTTATCTACTTGATTGTCATTCAAGGCATCCAATATGTATCCTTCACCCCAATCATCATAATATCTGTCAGAAAATTCAGAATACCAATCATAATTTCCGGCATACATATAATCATACATTTGAGCATCATAGTAACTATCAGAACCTTCTTCAAATTCGTCAGGAAAGAAAAACTGTAAGTATTCAACAAGTCCACCATCGAAAGTGAATAATAATCCGTCTTGGGTTATTTCAATAATATCTGAAAAATCTTTACCTTCTGAGTTATAAAAGTCAACATCCCTATAAGAAATCCTTTTTTTATTTATTGCAAGAATTTTTTTGAAGTCAGATAGTTCTTCTGATTCGTCTTCAAATAATTTTCTTCTTTTTTTCATATAAATAAATATACTTAAATTTGGATATATTTAATATTATACATATATTTGTATTAAGAAAGTTCTTTGAAAATATGGGGGTGGTTTTGGATTTGACAGGCATTGGCTGAAGAATAAGGGCACGTGGGGACTGAATTAATCTCCTTAAAAACTGATTCAAGTTGCAAATGGCGACGTTTTAGAAAACCTTTCAGTGGTTGGTTTAATTTCAACTGAAGAAGTTACTGTAGCTTAAGTTAAGCACGGAAACGGGGGGTCGGTGGACATATAACCTAGCAACAGAAGTCTTTACAAAGGTGTGGTTTCTACCCGAAAAGAAACAAACGGTCTCGTTCAGAGTGCTACCGTAACAAAAGTGAACTCGACACAGTTGTTGGTAACAATGTCAAAATAGGAACCAAATATTTTGGAAGGTATGAAAAACCTTAACCTAAACGTGTAGTCCTTATCTGACAGGATGTTATGGACCGGAGTTCGACTCTCCGCACCTCCACGCCGGAAGTTTTGTACTTATCGCCATATTTATATATAAAATATAGATATGGCGAGACTACAAAAAAAATATCACTACATTTATAAAACAACTTGTTTGTTGAATAACAAATATTATATTGGTATGCACAGTACCAACACACTGAACGATGGTTATCTTGGTAGTGGTAAAAGATTATGGCGTTCATTAAACTATCATGGAAAAGAAAATCACATCAAAGAAATTATTGAGTTTTGTGAAAACAGAGAAATTCTAAAAAAAAGAGAAAAAGAAATTGTCAATCAACAGTTGATTTCTGAAAAACTTTGTATGAACCTACAATTAGGTGGGGGCGGTGGATTCATTGATAAAAACCATATGGTAAAAACCTGTAAACGGGGTAATGAAGTCTTTTTAGAAAAAATGAAAGATGACGAATATAGAAAACAATTTTCAGAAAAATTAAGTAAAGCGAATAAACAACAATATCTTGATGGTAGAAGAGATAAAAAATATTTTTATGATTGGAAAGGAAAAAAACACACCGATGAAACAAAGAAAAAATTAAGTGAAATGAAAAAAGGTACGGGTGTTGGGGAAAAAAATTCAGTATATGGTAAAAAGTGTATGACTAAAGGTACGGACAATAAAATGGTAAACCCTAATGAAATTAATTTTTATTTAAGTAATGGATGGAAATTAGGTAAATATATGAGTAAGAAAAATAAAAAATAATATTAAAAATTATAGAAAAATTTTATTATCTTTGTATCATGCAAACATTCCTTCCATATTCCGATTTCAGAAAATCTTTAGAATCTTTAGACAACAAACGTTTGGGTAAACAACGTGTCGAAGCATATCAAATTATATCCGCTATCACAGGAAGACTTCGAAAAGATGGAAAACCATACAAGGGATGGTTAAATCATCCTTGTTCTGTAATGTGGCGTCCTTATGTAAATGCACTAAAACAATACTATAACGATTGCATCGATGTGTGGGTTGAGCGTGGTTTCAAAAACACTATGGAATATGAAAGAATTGAAGGTGAATTTGTTTTACCCGATTGGTTAGAAAATGAAGAATTTCATTCATCCCATAGAGCAAATTTATTACGAAAAGATTTGGATTATTATTCTAAACATGGGTGGATAGAAAATCCCGAAAATCCGTATGTGTGGTTAGATGAAAAGGGTAAATGGTACAAACAAATTGTTGGCAGTAAAGAAAGGATTTACGCAATTTCGTAAGAACCATTCCAAACAAAATAATCATTATTACCCCAAGTGAATGGTAAAGTTGCATCCAAACCTGAGCTTTTACCTATGGATAATGTTGATGGGGCGAGTATTGAACTTTTAGTTGTAAAACCTCCGTAAGAACCATTCATTAACCCTTGATACCAATCAATACCCTGATCCAAAATTGAAACAGGTAATTGAACTCCGTCTGCTGATGCGGCGGTAAAAGGTAAAGAAATTTCCCATGCTCCCGACCCTCCTGATGTTGTTGTTCCAAAAAGTAACTTACCTCTATAAAAACACGTTTTACCAATAACTTTGTATGCTCCCGTAATCGAACCGTCACCTATGGTTGGTTGTGTTATACCATTTGATGACCATGTTGGTACATATGATGTCCAAGATGAGGTTATATCACTACCACTTAAAACTATTGTGGTTGCAGAAACTGTTGTTGCTGAAATTGAAGTTGATTTTAATAATCCTGAATTTGTAGTATCTCCACTTATATCTAATTCCACAGTTGGGTTACTTTTACCTATTCCCACTCTGTTTGTACTTGCATCTACAAATAACATATTTGGATTTGTGTCACTTTCAACTCTAAAATCAACATCGATACCCGTTTCATTGATAACGGTTTCCGTGCTTTTTAAATTTAATCTATCGATTGTTTGGTAGTAGTGAGTTACTATTGATGGTTCCCATCTTGTAAAATTACCAACAGAAATCGAATTACTAAATCCTACGTCTATCCAATTTGTGGAATCCATATAGATTGAAGAACCACTTGTTGTTCCATTTGTTTGTAACCACAAATAATTGTTATTTGTGTTATGTGTTCTATTTCCTGTAAAGGTTAAATCAGTATTTGCAAAATTAGTACCACTTGTAAAACCAGTAACATCAAATGTACCACCACTACTATTTGTAAAAGTGGCAGTACCTGCAGAATAAGTTCCGCCAGTGATTGTTTGCCCACTTAATAAATAATCTTGTAAATCTGAAACATACGTATGAACAGTATCACCTGTCGTGGCAGAATAATAAGTAACCAAAGGTACTAAAGTATTCCCTGAAATTTGTGATTCTGGTATGTATGGTAATTCTGATATTTTTTTATTTGCCATATTAAGATAAATACTTCAAACTAAATTATCTAATTAATAGTATTGGAGGTGAAAATCTTGGGTTTGTCCCTGATACACCATTTTGCCCAATAAGACGAATAAATACTAACCCATTGGCACCAACAGGTATTGTTTGCCAATCAGTATCTTTCGCACCTGTTGTATTTGCAATGGTTAATGACACTAATGTGGAATATACACCACCTATAGTTGTTGCGTATTGAACAGCAATTAATGTGTTTGCCGCAGCACCTGCAACTTGCATTGAGGTAAATAATCTACATTGTGTGTATTCAGTCAAATCTGTAACATATGTTGCATCTTGAGTTAGTGTTGCTGTAGTCGTATGTAACCAAGTTGTAATACCTGCAGGCATATTTGTCCAAATAATTCCAGGAGTTGTACCAGCGGCAATACTACCACCCCATTGGTGGGCTAACTTTACACTTGGACTATTTGTCCTAAAAAGTTGCCCATTAAGTCTTGTCGTACCTGTAAATTGTAATTCACTTCCCGTAAATAATAATGATGTACTACCCGATAAAAGTCCTCCATTATTAAATTGTATCGAACCATTAACCCCTCCTGGTGTTGCTGTACCATTAACGTTTATAATATTCGAACCATCACCAAAAAGAGTTGATCCTGAAATAGTTGTTGCACTTAACGTTGTGATACTTGACGTAGATGCTGTTAATCCTCCCTCTGAAATGATACTATCTGAAATAAATTCTGCCATATTATATAAATATTATCTGAATATAATTGTTGGTGGTGAAAAACGAGGGTCGGCAGTACCATTACCTCCCGCACCAGCCAATCTGATATAAATAAAAGTTCTTGCACCAACAGGAATTGTTGTCCACCCCGAATCCCTTGCTCCTGTACCAGTACCCACAGCCAAAGTTACTAATGGAGTGACTTCCCAAGTTGAATTATCTAATGAGTATTGTATTACTAAGTTACTTGCCGCAGCCCCTGCGACTTGTCTTTGAAATGTGAACCTGAACTGTGTGTATTCAGTTAAATCTACAATATATGTTGCATCTCCTGTTAATGTTCCTGATGTTTGATGTAACCAAGTTGTAGGTAACGCAGGCATATTTGTCCATATAATACCAGGTGCAGTTCCTGCGGTTTGTGTTCCAAACCATTGTAACCTTAATCCCGCTGAACTATTTCCGTAAAAAAATTGTCCATTTGTTCTCGTTGTTCCTGTTATTAACAAACTACCTCCACTATATTCCAAACTTGTGTGACCACTAAAAGTGTTTCCACTATTAAAAACAATTGCATCTTGACTTGATGTTAATGTAACATTAATGGGTACATTTGTTAAATTAGAACCATCACCATAAAAGGTTGTACCTGAAATTGTGGTTGCACTAATTGTTGTTATATTTGCGGTGGTTGCTGTTAACCCCCCTTCTGAAATAATACTATCTGAAATAAAATGCCCCATAATTAAGATTCACCAATTGCAATTGTTTGCCAATCAACATTTCCTGTTAAAACGGTGTTCGCATTTGTGTTTATAACAAATCCTGTAGTTGCTTTTGATTCGTATGTAAATGTTCTGTTATCTGAACCTGTAATACTTATGGTGTAATTTGTATTCGGATAGGCGGTTGTGAACGTTACGGTATATTTTTTTGGGTTACCTGTAAAACTTCCAGCAGCTACAGTATCAGATTTCATTGAAAGTATAGGTAAATTCTGATATGTTGTTGCACTTATTGTATTTGCGGTTAACCCATTTGTAAATTCGGTAGGACTTGATATTGTTCCTCCCGTAAATAATCCGGTACCTTGAGGTCCTTGTGGACCTATTGCACCTATGTCACCTTTTAACCCTTTAAGTTGTTTAACAGATAATACAAGATTCCCTATAGAACCACTAGTTAAGGCGGGAAATCTTGCTTGTAATGTTATGTAATCACCTGATGACGCTGAAAAGACAGTATTTGATGCGAAAGTAATCCTATCTGTACTTGAACTTTTTCCACTTAAACTACCACCATTAATCACTGATAAATCATTCAAATACAATCTTGTTTCAAAGTCGTTTGCGGTAGTACCGTGCCCAACATCACCATGATAATGTATTTCATACAAACCACTTTCATACATATAAATTCTACCGGTATTTACATTGTCATGGGAAATAACTGAAGAATCATTTTCAATATCTGTAACATTGAATGTTATATTTGTGAATGTGTTTGTTAAAGTATAAAGTGTTGTTCTTCTTGCTTGAACACTAATAGTATTTCCTGTAATATATGGAATGTTAAGGTATGTGGTTGCACTTATTGTATTTGCGGTTAACCCATTTGTAAAATCAGTTGATCCTGTTACCGTACCACCTGTAAAAGTTCCTCCACCACCTGTACTAAATCCTGTAACATTAAATGTACCACCTGTATTATTTGTAAATGTTGCCGATCCTGTTAAATTGTCGTATGTTCCTCCTGTTACTCTAATATCCGTAGGTAAATTTTGATATGTAGTTGCACTTATGGTGGTTGATTGTACATTCGTCATTCCCGAAAGAACACCTGTTTGCCAATCTAATTTTATATTACCACCAGCATCAATTAAATTTCTAGTTCTCCAATCAACAGAAATAATAGGTGTGACTGTGTCAAAAAGTTGCATGTTTTCCCAATCAACAGATAAAACTCCGGAAGAATCATTTAAATATCCATTGTTCCAATCTAATTTTAGTATTGATGAGTTATATAGTTGACCATCACCCCACACAACTCTTGTTTCACCATTTGATTCTCTAAGTATTCTATTGAACGAATCTATAGTATCTACAAATATACTTGTTCCACTAATAGTATTACCTGTCAGTCCTTGTGTAAATACGGTGTTCCCTGTTACCGTTCCACCACTTAATGGTAAGTAATCACCACTAACACCACTTGTCCCTCCAGTAATAAATCCTGACACATTAAATGTACCTCCCGTATTATTTGTAAATGTCGCAGTTCCTGTTGAATTATTGTATGTCCCTCCAGTAACTCTAATATCTGTAGGAAGATTTTGATATGTAGTTGCAGATATAGTTGTTGCAGTTAATCCTTGAGTAAACACGGTGTTCCCTGTAACTGTACCACCTGTAAATGTTTCACCAGTACTTCCTGTTGATGATATTGTAAAACTTGGATATGTGCCTGTAACACTTATTCCTGTACCATTATTTAATACAACGGTTTGATCGGGCGCAGTATTAGTAATTGTAAAATTAGGATAAGTCCCCCCCGTTAATATTCCTGTTCCACCTGATATTGTTACCGTTTGATCGGGTGCGGTATTTGTGATAGTAAAGTTAGGATAAGTTCCACTTGTTGAAATGCCTGTTCCATTATTCAGAACTACTGTTTGATCAGGACTAGTATTAACAATTGTAATATTACCTGTTGTTGTATTCGCAGATAAACCTGTTCCCGTTGTCAATGAATTAACATAACTTGTTTGTCCTGTATAAAACCCTGTTACATTAAATGTACCACCAGTATTATTTGTAAATGTTGCACTTCCATTTGAATACGTTCCTCCTGTAACAAATACATCAGTTCCCCCTGTGAAAAAACCTGTGACATTGTAGGTTCCGCCTGAATTATTCGTGAACGATATTGTACCATTAGAATATGAACCACCCGTAAATGAATTCAAAAATCTTGAATCGTTATCACTAACTACAGTAGTGCTTGAACTTGATGTTTTTACTTTACCAAAAGTGGTTGTTGATGCTGTTGACACCCAATCATTGAGTGTCCCATTAACATCGGCATATGGTATTGCGTTTGCTGATGGTGTTACAGAACCAACAGGGTCTAACCCACCAAATTGATGTCTTGTTGCGTGAGCAGATACTGTTACACCATCAACCGTTCCGACATTTGTGATGTCGTTTGTACCCATATCAAGGTTACCACTCATAGCACGAGCACCACTAACCAAAAGATATTGTATGTGGTCATCTGCCGCCAAACCAAGAAGATTTCCGTGAACTGACGATGCGTTTACACCACCCGCTCTAAAACCAATTGTTGGACGAACATCTTCTACTTGTGTTATACCTGAAGAACCTTGTTCGATATAAATGTTTGCTATTTGTACCACACCATCACTAAAATAAGTTGGCGGTGTTGGTAATAATGCGTCTTCCGCCTCAACCAATGTTGTATACTCGTTTTGTCCAATTACTAAAAAGTAATTTTCATACGAACCTTGTCCTACAGTATAAAGAGTATGTTTTGTAAAATAACCAGCAGTTAAACCTGTTAACGTTCCATTATTATCATATTGGGTGTTATTAACTAACGTGGTTGCTGAAGTCACCCAAGTTGAACCAGTGCCATTTCTATAATATTGTATAAAATTAATGTTAGTTCCTCCTGATGGTAAAAATTCATTTGTTGAGAAATGATAATCTCCTTGCGTAACATCTATCGTAAATGGAGTCACCCCTTCTGTAACAATAGACCCCTCTGAATAAATTGGACCTAACGCTTCCGTAAATAAACTATCGAAACTATTTGATGTGTGTTGAGCTTTCATAGGTGACAAGTCAATAAACTCGACACCTGTTGAATCTGTAATAACTCTACCTAAAAGAATGTTATATGAAGTAATGGGTTTGGTTCCCGAACTTACAAGGTTACTATTTTCATTAATGTATATATAATTGTCAGTATTTGCAGATAATGTTATTTGATTGTTTACCCAATCAATTCTTCTAACAATACCACTATCATCAGATTTTTCTAAATAACCAAAACCAGCATCTGCTTGAACCGTAAACCCACTTATAGTTGTGATACTACCACCAGATATAAGACCCATAGTACCACCTTCAAAAATTAAAGTAGTAAAATCTGTATGTGAACCATCCGTGAATGTAACGGATGCTTTTCTTGTAATATCAAATTCACCATCGTCAATATCCAAAAATGCCCAATATACGTTTTCAGATGCTGTGAATATCTTTTGATGGTTTGAACTACCTCCCAATGTTCCAAATGTCCCAATACTTTCAACATATAAATCCCATTCACCATCAACAAAACTTGCGTTATCAATATCAAATCTGACAGGTGAACCAATATTAGGGTTTCTTACACCATAGGTATTACCATCGCAAGTGACTGTGGATGTATTAAGTTGTGAACCATCTTGTATTAAAAACGCAGTAGTTCCTGATACACCATTACTAACGTTATCACAAACAAATGCGTTTATTGTCGCACCACTACCTGTCGCATGATTACAATATGTTATATTACTCCCCGTTGGAAAGTTGAAGTAGTTTTCCATATTGGCTAATGCTAAAAACCCATTGTTTCCTACTACTCTTGTTCCGTATGTATATGTTCCATTGAAGTCCATATACTCACCATAAAACTTCGTATCTTGTGTGTCCGATTCTACCCAAACGTTTGTATCACAATCATACATTGATATTTTGTGAGCCTGTGCAAAATCACCAACATCATAACAATATATTCCCGCATATCCTGTTGATGCCCCACTTATACTTAAAAATGAAATTTCGTTATTTATTCCTATTTTGAATACGTGTTGTGTTGAACCACTAGGAACAACGAGTGTTGTTTGTATGTTACTTCCTACAATACTTACATAAGGAGTAGTAGTTAAATCAATTTCATCTTCTACAAAGATACCAGGCCCAACCGTTATTACATATCTATTTGATATTGATGAACCTACAATACTATCAACCGCATCTTTGATTGATGTAAAGTCCGCATTTTGTTTTGCAACCGTAAGAAGTTGTGGGTCTTTGAATGGACGATAAACATCGGGACGAACAAATATTGAACCGTTAACACCCAATTCCATTACAATAGCGATAATAATATCTTGGTTTGGAACAATTGGTTTCACATTTGTAAATCCACCAAGTATTGTTGGTGAAACATAAAGAATGTCACCCTGACTCCAAGTTTCACCATATGGAGCACCTGTCGTATCTATATTTCTAACTAAACCAAATGATGTTACATAACCTGTTTCCCCACTTAATAATGTTTGAGTTAGAACTCCTAAAGTAGTAAATGCGGGTATAGTTCCATTTGCAATTGTATAATCAATTAGAATCTTACCACTTGAACCTGTTGTTCCCACTGCTCTTACAACATATCCATCTAATAATGTTCCTGTTGTTTGATTTTCAACTAAGTAATATTGTTCTTCACCTATTTGTTGAGTTACACCACTCAACATACCAACACTCAAAGTTCTATTATTAACATCCCAAAATAATCTACCAGGTGATGAGGTTGTTCCTGTTTGTGTTATATCAAAATCAATATAATCAACGTTTGTTATTGTATTTGCGGTGATTGTATTAAGAAAAGAACTACCCGTCACAGTTAAATCACCATTAATTGTTAAACCTGTGACATCATTGATTGTTGCAGATAAGGTATTACCTGAATTATCAATAAGAGTAAAAGTATTGTTGTTGTAGGTAAAACCTGTTGTAAATTTATCGTTATCTGTTATACCTGTAGTTGCTATTGTAAAATTAGGATAAGTTCCTGATATTGTAATATATTGTCCATTTGAAAGTGTAACAAGTTGGTCGGGCGCGGTATTTGTTATCGTAAAATTTGGGTAAGTTCCACCTGTCAATATTCCCGTTCCACCTGATATGGTAACTATTTGGTCGGGAGCGGTATTCAATAATGTAATATTACCTTGTGTAGTATCACCTGATAATCCGGTACTTGTTGTTACTGAATAAACATAACCTGTTTGTGCTGAGTAAACACCCCAGTATTCACCCGACCACTCCCAAGTGGTTTGTCCAAAGGTGTAAAGTTCACCTACAAATGATGGTATTGGAAAATTTATTGGCATATCTTATAAATAATATAATATTTCAGCAGTCCCCAAAAAAGCAGCATTTGCACCTAATGGAGTTATACATACCCACATTTCATCTAAACTTCCATCTACATTTACACCAACCCTAATCTGATTGTCATCAACTTTTGTTGTTGTCAAAGCAGCACTACCAGATGCACCTATAAGTGATGTCATTACGTGTCCTGGTGATGTTATTGTTGCAGTTGTTGTTCCTGTAAATAACGCATATTCAAACGGTGAGTTCGGAATAGATTCCCAAGTAGGTGTTGTTGATATTGTAGGATTGAATTCAATGGTAATTAAATAGTTATCATTTGATGTGTTTAACACACTCAAACTACTATATTGTGATGTTACTGCGTGATATGATTGTTTTAATCTATAACCAATGTATGGATATTTTGTGCCATCATTTTGTAATGTTGTCGTTGTTGGGTGTTGTATCCCTACTGTAGAGTATAACCCATTCAACGCACCTTCCGTAGATGTTTGACTACACAACATATCTAAATACCCTGAACCAGCACCAAGTTGTCTTATTTCATACCTCATTGGTTGGTTTGGTGAAGACATATAAACATCAGGTTCGTTATTTGCGCAATTATGTTCAGTAAAATAAATTGTTTGTCCTGATAAGTTTAATCCAAATCTCATTCTACCAACACCTAACCATTGATAATCAACTGTAATTAGGTTTGTATTACTCCAATCAATATCTCCTACATTAAATCCACTATTATCCCAAGTTGTTGTAGATGCTGAAAACACTGTTGTTCCCGACCTATGTATCTGAAAACTTATTTCATTTGTCACTCCATTACTTTCCAAGAAGAATCCATCAAATCCTGAGTTGTATGGTGATATTTGTACCGAATCAAATCCACCTATTCTTTTGATTACATTTGTTTCCAATTGGAAATTTGACATACTTGCCTCATATAATTGACTTTTACCTGGTTGGTAAATTGGGTGTGTTTTTGTTTGTCTTATGACAAAATCATTATTTGCAAAAGTTGACATTCTTACTCTTGCAAATTGTGGATTGAAAATTGATGTGGCAGTTCCCGCAGTAACTTCATTAATCTGTAGTGGATTTTTATCATAGACGTGTTTGATGTCCAACAAATTTTGAACTGCTGCAGTTCTTAATCTACCAAATGCGTCAATCGCCGGACCATCACTATAGGCAACTTTATTATTAAAAATAAAACTCATATCAACCACCAATTGTTGTTTCTTGCCACAAAATGAAGTGACATATAATTTATATTCATATCAACATAACTATTTCCATCAATACTTCCTGAAGGTGTTGTTATTCTTATTCTATAAATACCCGAATTACCACTTTCATCTTTGATGTTCAAATTAAATCCATCGTTTCCTACTGGTGATGGAAGTGTCAAATCTACGTTACCTGTATGAATGATTCCATAATATGTAAAACCTGTTGTTAATGTTTGTGTGGATGCTGTAATACCCGTAGTAACAAATAAACCACTAAACCCTGGGTCACCTTGTGGTCCTTGTATACCTTGTGGTCCTTGAATACCTTGAATACCTTGAGGTCCAGGTATTCCTGCAGGTTGTACCCATTGTGTGGTATTACCGTCGTCATTCCAAACGTATTCAGCACCATTATTTAAGTTATACCACCTGTCACCGATATTTAATGTAATACCACTTGGTGATGAACCTGAAATAAAGTATTGAAAATCAGAAAATCCTGTCACCATGAAGGTACTTCCTGTTGTATTTGTAAATGTTGCAGTACCTGCAGAATAAGTACCACCACTAACAAATACGTCAGTTGGTAGATTTTGGTACGTTGTTGCTGAAATCGTATTTGCAGTTAAACCTGTAACATAATTAAATGTTGCAGAATATGTTGACCCCGAATTGTCAGATATTGTAAACGTGTTCGCATCATCATAAGTAAATCCTGTAACAAATCTATTGTTATCTGTTAAACCTGTTACATCAATTGTAAAATTAGGATAGGTGCCTTGGACACCAATATTGTTACCTTCGTTTAATGTAACTACTTGATCAGGTGCCGTGTTTACTAATGTAATATTACCTGTTGTTGAGTCTCCTGATAACCCACTTCCTGTAGTGACAGAATTTACATAACTTGTTTGTCCCGTATAAAAACCATTAACATTAAATGTTCCTCCCGTGTTATTTGTAAATGTTGCAGTACCATTAGAATAAGTCCCCCCTGTAACAAAAGTATCGGTGAATCCTGTGATTAAAACAGTACTACCTGTGGAATTCAGCGATAAAGTACCGGTAGAGTAATCAATAGTTCCACCAGTGATAGTATCACCACCCCCACCACCCACTGAAAACCCAGTAACCGTGAATGTTCCTCCAGTATTATTTGTAAATGTCGCAGTACCACTAGAATACGTACCACCTGTGACAAATACATCAAAGTAACCTGTTGTCGCACTTAAAGGACTCCAAGTGGCATTACCACTACCGTCGGAAGTTAGAACATAACCATTTGTTGCGCCTGAAGTTAGTCTAAATGTTGTTGTTGTCAACAATCCACTAACATTAGAATTATTTTGGGATATAAACCCGTTTTTTATTACAAATTCGTTCGGCATAATTTAATCTTTTCCCTATCCAAGATTATGTTCTGTTATAAATATCTATGACAATTCAAATTTTTGTTTGAATGTGATATAGTTTTGTAAAACCTCATCATCTGAAAGTGTTTTTGTATAAACGGCATGTGAAGCAAATCTTCCTGAAAAAAACCACGTTCTGGGTGGGTTTGCAGTATACGCACCTAAACCATAAAATGTGTTAGTATTAAAGTAACAATTCGCAATAGTTGTGAATGATTCTCTTATCCCATTAACGTATAATGAAAGTCGACTTGTTGTGATATCGTATGTTCCTGTTACATTATACCATTTGTTAGCTTCCCAATAATTGGTGGTGGAATATGTTACCGCCAATGGATTAAAAGTTTGAAACCCGATTCTACCTGAAGTACTACTTAAAATATAGATGTAATTGTCAACACCGTTCAAAACATAATTTTGGGCTTCCATCAACATATAATTAGGACTAATTACCGAAGTAATTGTCGTTGCCGGACTAAACCAAATACTTAATGAATAATTACCAAAAGTTTGATTTGTTGTTATTTGAGGTAATATAATATAATCATCAACACCGTCCAAAGCAAGACAACCTTTGTTTGATTGCGAAAAAGTGACACCACTTAACAACGTACCACTACCTTTGGTTTGGTTGCTTATGTTATTCCAAGATGTTGAACCACTAACGTATGAATTTGGATTAGACGCATCCAAATAATAAATTAATGAATCAGTAATAATACCTGGACCTTGTTTTAAAGTTTGCATTTTTATATATATCTACCTTTTAATGCATTATAGTTTTGTAAAACTTCTGAAGCAGATAATGCCCTGTTATAAATTTGTGTATTTGAAACTTTTACATTACCATTTGTTGTTTGTCTTCTTGCTATTTGTAACGTACCACTTGTGTTTGTAATATTTCCGTCAGCAAATACTCCATTGGATAACTGTCCGTTAAAATAAAAATTTAAATTATTTCCATCATAAGTTGCACAATAGTGATTCCATTTATTAATACAACTATCATTATCAAGTAAAACAAAGGCGACTTTTTGTCCTGTTCCACCAAATCTTTCTGTGGCAACGGCTAATAAATTTGGACTGTCCCTATAAAACCACATATTATACCCATTTCTTGGTGCACCATATTCACGATTAAGTAATCCATGGAATGTACTACTCGCCGATACAATATTTGCAAAAATACTCAAGGTGTAAGGTGATCTTCCCAAAAAATAAAAATCGGGTAAAACAGGAAATGTCCCTACATCATCAATACCGTCGAAAACAATACTACCCTTATTACTTGAATCAAATGTTGGGTTATTAACCAAGGTTGAATTGTTATTTCTTTTACTTAAATCATACCAAATAGTTGACCCTGATGTGTAGGATTTAATATTTGCAGCATCTAAATATAGAACTAACCCATCTTTGACTGTATTTGGTGCTACGTTACCCGACATATTATGTTAATCCAAATCTTGTTTTATTTGCATTGTAGTTTTGTATAATTTCTTGTTGAGTTAAAGCTCTATTATATATTGTTACAATTGAAATTTTACCCGTGTAAGGATCAGGGTCTAATATAGTATTTCTGAAACCAATATTGAATTGTGTGTTATTGTAAGTTATAGTACCGGTAGATAATAAAACAAATGAAGTATTGGTTGTCTGTCCATTTTTATATAAACTAATAGTCAACCCCCCATCAGTAACAACAGCAGTAACATATTGCCAAATATTAGGTGATAATGTATTTGCGGCAGCGACTCTATACGCTAAATCACCCCCGATAGACATAAAAAAAGTATTATTAACACTAGCACCAGCAGTACAAAATAACCAACCTTGTCTAGTACTATAAGGATAACCGTTCCCTACAATTGCTCTTCTAGTAGTACCCAATAATGTGGGGTATATCCATGCGTTGACTGTAAAATTTTGTCCCGTATTTATTGCACCAACTTTCGATACCCTATCATCAACCCCATCAAAACTTAATGATCCGTAATTTAAAGTATCAAAACTAACACCGTTGGTTAGTGTCCCATTATTTGAACTACGACTCAAATCATTCCAAGTTGTACTACCACTTGAATATGATTTAGGATTTGCAGCATCCATATAAAGAACTAACCCATCGGTTATAATTTTTGGTGAATAATGAAAACTCATATCAAATACTTCTTACTATTGTTTTAACTGTCCAATTTCCTGTAACTCCCGATGTACGTAATATTGCGTTTCCACCACTTACCACCATATTAAAAGTAAGTCCCGAAGTATTACCAAAATCGGTTGTTGATGTTTCCGCATAATTTACAGAACTTCCACTCCATGTAGAAATTATGTTACCCGCTCTTAAATTACTTCCGTCACTTACGGTATAATCGAAAAATGCACCTGTATACGCACTTGTAGGGATAGAATAGACGTTAGTTGTTCCTGTTGTTGCTAATACACTTGTTGTAGTATTAAGTGATGGGGTAACATAACTACCCATCAAAATTGTATTATCAGAAAATACTTCGAGTATTGGTAATCCTGATATATCGTTAACAGAAAAAAGTGAACCCGTTAAAGTGTCATAAATTGTAAATAATTCACCAAATGAACCTTGTACTGATACAATAGGTTGAGTAGAACCTGAACCAATAACGGTTAAAACATTTTGTGCCGTTCCCGAAAATAACGCACTTGTACCCGTAATACTATTTACCCTACTTGTACCTGTTACAACAAAATTACCATTGACGGTTAACCCCGTCATCGTATTTATTGTTGCCGTAAGATTTGGTTGTGATTGATTTCTATTTATTGTAAATGTGTTATTGCTATAAGAAAATCCAGTTGTAAATGTATCTGCAGTTACAGGTAAGTTTTGATATGTGGTTGCAGATATAGTTGTTGCAGTTAATCCCGTAACAGTATTGAATGTTGCAGAATACGTTGAACCTGAGTTATCGGATATTGTAAATGTATTTGCATTATTGTACGTAAAACCTGTTATTTTAACATCTAAAGGTAAATTCAAATATGTTGTGGCACTTAAAGTATCACCATAAATGTTAGTCATACCTGAAAGAACATGATTTTCCCAATCTAAAATAACATTCCCGTTAGAATCAAAAAGTATTCGACTATTCCAATCAATAGAAACTAAAGAATTTATATCATATAATAACAAATTTTCCCAATCCAAAGAATCAATACCGGTACTATTTGTAAGTAACCCATTTTCCCAATCTAAAGTAACATTTGTAGAACTGTTCAATAATGTGTTATTTGTCGAATTTAAACTATCAACAATAATACTTGTTCCACTGAACGTATCAGCACTCAAACCTAAAGTAAATGTGGTATCACCAGTTACTGTACCACCACTTAAAGGTAAAAATTCACCCGAAGTAATGATACCCGTCAAATTACTACCATCACCAAATAAAGTACCACCACTAATTGTCGTCGCTGAAAGAATACCGTTGATTGTTAAACCAGTAAATGAATTAATTTGTGTTGATAACGTGTTTCCGCTATTATTTGAAATGGTTAAAGTATTGTTTGAATATGAAATACCTGTGATTGTTAAATCTATTGGTAAATTCAAATATGTTGTTGCAAATATTGTGTTTGCAGTCAAACCTGAATTAAATACAGTTGCTCCTGTTACTGTTCCACCACTTAAAGGTAAATAATCACCTGATAAACCACCACCCCCACTACTAAAAATACTCCAATCAGATATTGTATAATTCCATGGACTATTATTTAATTTATAGTACGTAGTCCCTCCACTTACACCAACAACCATCCCTGCTCTTCTTCGAAGTTCAGGAATATTATTTAAATCACTTAACAGGTTAACGTTTCTTAAACCATCTACACCATATAACGGATCGATTACGGGATATGTATCCAACGGATCTGTTGGAGATATAAATCCAGTAACTTCAACACCACCTGAAAAACTAAATGTACCCATTCTTTATTTTTAACTACACATCCAACTATAAAAAGAACCAACAATACTATAATAGGTTCTATAAATATTGTATGTCACAGGGAATCCGTTTATGTCATTAATAACTATTGTTCCAATATTATTGGTTGGAACGTTTAATCCATCACATCCATTAGTACTATTAACAAATTTACTAGGTTGGGTAAACCCAACAGGTATCAATGTGTAACCATAACCAGGTACTGCAGCAAATTCAACATAAGTGTTAACTGCGGTATTTGTTTCAACAAAAGTAACTGATGGTAAATTTGATAATGTAAATGTTGGACTAGTAACTTTACCATAGTAAATACCACTCTTGCTCGGACCAATCGTTGGTGATGGTGTAGGAGTTGGAGTCGGTGTTGGTGGTGGACTTGTTGGTATTGGTGTTTGAATTGGTGCAATATTCTTATTAGGTCCGCAACAAAAATCAGAATTACTTATTGAATCCAAAACATTCACAAAAAGTTTGTCCCTTAAAGGGAATTTTATAAGTCCTTGACTTGTATAAATATCAAATTCAGTTTCAAATCTTCCAACAAGATTTGTATTTTTTTTGGTGAACTGATAATATACAGTATCAGTATCAATGGAGTATGTGCAAACACCTTTTGCTATTTTATAAACATTATCAGATATATTTTTCATATTGAAATATATCGTAGATGCTGTCAAAGATGTTTTATCGTACCTGAAATCCGTTCTTCCGTCTTTAATTAAATTAATTTCCAAGAGTGGTAGTGTACTATTTTTTCTTATAAAAAACTCCATACAGATAAATACATGATAACAAGAAAAGGTGTCCGTCAGGACACCTTTCTTAGATTAATGAACACCTCCTTCTTTTAACAGTTTATGAAACTCGAAAACTACTTCTTGTTTCGA